TTTGGTTGCGGGGGCAGGATTTGAACCTGCGGCCTTCAGGTTATGAGCCAAAGGTGAGCGATTCCAATATCTTAGCCAGTCCAGCCACTTAGGCGGCAAGCTTTTGTTTAGGCGGGGTTTTCGCCTCCGCACTCAGCCGCGTTCGCAGGCATTGACATGCAAAACAAGTGTGCAGCCCGCAGTCGCAGGTTGATGTGGTGTTGATGTAGCCCACGCGCCCGCCCCGCAGATCATAATCGCAGGCCGTCTTGTCGGCCTTCATTTCCGATGCTCCCGCAGCCCAAGCTCGACCCACATCCAGCCGAAATCGTATTCGGCAATCGGACCCTCGCCATGTCCGGCGCTGCGGTTCTCCAGCATCTTCAGCCACTCGATGACCTTCTCACGCCCCGCGACGGTCCGGACCGCCTGGCGCGGTGACTTGCCGCCCAATGCCGGGATCGGAGCGTCCAGCGTTTCGCGGTAATGCTTGTCCAGGTGATCCCGCATGAGCTGTCGCGCGATCTCGGGCGGGATTTCATCGGCCGCCTCGCTTGGCTCGTCACGCCGTTGGTCGGCCCGCATCTGCTCGACCGTCCGGATCGTGGTCAAGGGTGCCCTCAGCAGATCCCCGGCGGCGGCGCCGATCAAGGTCTGGACCTTGGCCGCGCGCTCGGCCGAGTTGACAGTCACGAGCAGCGTCTTGCCCGTCAGTTCCAGCGAGCCCAGAACGGTTGCGCCTTCCATCTGCGTGTCGAGCATGATGCCGCCGCCCGCCTTGCCACCACGCCCCTTGCGCGTGGCCAGCCAGTTCCAGAACTTCGGCCCCTCGGGCAGGAAGCCCTTTACGCGGTCCAACCGCTCCGCCACCGCTTTCTGCGTGACGCCGGTGGCAAACGGATACCGCAGATCGTGAAACAGCACATCATCGCCGTCCGAGTTGGTGAACTGCGGCTGCACCGGGGTGAGAGCACGGTCGATCTCGATGAACAGCCAGGCGGAGGTGAAGATCGGTGCGCAGCCCATCAGTTGATCGTGCGAAAGCCGCAGCGCATCCCGCTTCTTCAGCTTCAGGGCATCGCGAAGCCCGGCGAAAAGAAAATCCACCGCCTCGGCCCGGAAGGGCAACAGCGCCCCGGAGATGACATGGTGATCGCGCTCGGGCACCACCCGCACAGCGATCCGGTCCCATTGCTTCAGCGTGCGCGTGGCGGATTTCTCTTTCACCGTGACGGGTGCGGCATCCGACAGCAGGTCGCGCAGCACCATCGACGTGCCGGGCTGGACATCGCTGACTTCGTACAGACTGACCGGCGCATCCCGCAGCGCCGCGAAATAGGCCCGGTTCAGCGCCGTTTCCTTCCAGCCGCGCCGTTTCAGATAGAGATCGACGATGTTGCCGTCCTCGTAGTGCTGGCCAAGGAAATCCTCGAACCCGCAGCCCCAAAGGACGCCTGACCACTGCTCGCCCAGCAGGTCGGCCAAGCTGTCCTGATCGATCTCGAATTCCTCCAGCGCGGGCATCAGGTGTTCGGCGACAACATCCTGCAGCCGGTCGCGCCAGTCCCCTTCCCGGCCGATGAAGGCCAGAAGGCCGGAAATGTCGTTTCGTTCAGCCATTGCCCCTCACTTGTCTGATCGCGCGAAACGAAGCCGAGAGTTTCTGCCCTGGGCCAGAAACCCGCAGCTTGGCATCCATTTCTAGGTAAGGCGCCGCTGGAGCGCCACACGATAGCTGTACGGTGCCACTTCCTCGACCGTCACCATGTCCCCGGCACAAACGCCATGCCGTTCGAAGAACTCCCGGATCCAGCCGCGCTTGCGGAAGAACTTCTTCTGACCATCGAGGTCTGTCATGACAACGGTCGCTCCGCCCCAGTCGACGGCAATTTCGCGCTGGGCGACCGAGGCACGGTTTGATCCGCCGATCGCATCCGCCGGGAACTTCTCAAAGAAGCTCCTGAGATAGATGTGACTGTTGTCGATGTTGCCCTGTTTGATTTCGGTCGTGCCGATGTGGCGCCGCGAGTGCTGGCGCGGGATTGTGTCTGGTGACAGCAACGGTGCGGCCGGAGCCTCCCGCATAACCATCACGGTGTTGTCGTCGTCCTCGATCAGGTCGAAATCCTCGTCGTCCACAATCACAATCTGGCCCGTCGGAACCGGAGGCTGCGTGCGAACAGGCTGAACGCCTTCGGCGCGAAGGACTACCTCCGCCGCTGCGCGGGCATCCTCGCCTGCGTCATGATGCTCGAACATGAGGCCAAGATGCTGCTTCAGGCTTGCAAGGCCATGGCCGCCATTGCCCCGCAATTCGGGCCAGGCAGCCCGGGCAACGTGAACACTGTCGCGCCAGTCCCACTGCGGGACCGTCAGGCCGCAGTTGCCACAGGCCGCGGCGACGGCGCTGCGGTCAAAGCCAGAGTGCTGATAGACCGTAGCGCCGTTCAGCGCATCCCGCAGGACCGGCAGCACCTCGGCAAAGGTCGGAGCGGCCTGCACCGTGCGGGCGCTGATCCCGTGAAGGTAGGTGAACATCCAGCGATCCACCCGCGGATCGACATAGGTCACCCAAGTCTCAATTGAATTGTTGGGGCGCACGCAGGCGACGCCGATCTGGCAGATGCTGCCACGGTCGTTGTTCGCCGTCTCGACGTCCAAAGCAAAGAAGCGGAACGGGCCCTTCGGAAACGGTGTGACATTTGCCTGCCGCATGGATGCACGCTTCGGCGCTGGCGCCGCGACGGGACCAACCATCGCGGAAAGGAAGCGCAGGCGCTGCCGTTCGATAGCCGCCTTTTCGCGAACACCCCAGCCAAGGCGGCGCAGAGTGGCCTCGACCAGATCAACCGGTTCGTCATAGGCCTGCATCCGGCGCCGGTTCCAGGCGATGGCATGATCGGGCGCGAGGGAGAGCACCTCGGCCTCCAGCCGCGCGATGTCGGCGGTGTCGGGCAAGGGAAGCCAGACAGCGCGGCAGTGATCGACGACGAATTCGTTGCGCAGTGCCTTGGCGATGTCGCCATCGGCCTTGGTCAAAGCATCCGTCCGGTCGCGCCACATCCGGCCGGTGTTGTACATGGCAGAGAAATAGTGGCTCGTGTTCTCGGACCCGGTGCGATGGCGCTGGTGGATCCGTTCATAAAGGGTCTGTTCCCTCGAACTGGTCGAGCCGATGTAGCGAAGATCACCATGGTGATCGACGAGGCCGTAAAGGCCACGTGCATCGCGCGGCGCCTGAACGGTCGGGCGGGGCGCCACTTCGAGCAGCGCGGAAAGCAGGTCTTCGGCAGAGAAGCGCATCATCAGACTCCGGATCACATCGACATCAGCTGGCGACGTTCGATGCGCTTCCAGTCGCGCCCCGAGACAATGCCCCAGTTGCCCGCCTCGTTCGGACGGCGCCAGCGCGGCGTGGCCATCTTCTGCAGGGCAGCGAGCGCCTCGTTGAAGGAGGGATACGAGACCTCCTCGCCCTTCGCACCGATCATGAACTTGCCGCCGCGCGCGAGACCGGGATGGAAATGGCTGCCGTCAGCGGCGACGGGGACGAAGACCACCTCGCCCGAGAAATCCGGGCTCGGCGCCTCGGGGGCAGCTTCATCCGGCTGCTGCCAGATCGAGGCAAAGAATTCCTTCCGACCCTTCAGCCACGCGGCCGCGCTGACAGCCGTCACCCGCTGGCCGACCTTTTCCAGACCACCGTCACCGCTGGACAGGATGTTCCGAATCCGGCCTTCCGTGACGCCGCCGAACAATGCAAGCGACTGCAGGTCGACCTCGCCCGCGCCGGTGTCGATGGCGTGGCGCGAAAGAGCAAGATTGATGATCCGGGCAATCACGCCCTGCGGCTCCGGATTCGCAAGCTGCCGGAACTGGTCAAGCTGCTGCGCCAGCGCATCAATCCAAGCCTTGCGGGCATCGAACGGAACTTCCGCAGGAAGCACACCGTAAAGGCCGTAGATGCCCGCGTTGTCGATCAGCTTCGTGCCGCTCCAGTGCGGGGTCAGAACCGGGTCATAAGTCTCGAACGCCTCGCGCCAGTTCGTACCTTCCACATCGGGACCATGCAGCATCGCGAACAGATGCGGCGCCACTTCCTCTGCGCCGAGGATCATCTCGATCACGCGGAAACGGCTGGCGAGAAGTTCGAGAAGCTCGGGTCCATAGTCATAGTTCTGCCGGTAGTCGATGTTGTCAGCGCTGAAGTATCCAGCCAGTTCGCGGTGGAACCAGGTCTCGCGGCGCTGTTCGGCCGTCATGGTTTCGGGGGTCAGGGCGGGCATGTTCATGGTTTTGTCCTTCAAGCGTGCAGGCGGCGGATCATGGCGCGGAGGTTGTGGCGCGCGCGGTGATCGGAGGGGGTGGATGCCGCGATGAGGAACCCTCTCTCGAAATGAAGAGCGTAGTGACGACCGCGCGGCTCGATGCCGAGCAAGTCAACACCTTCAGCACGACACAGCTGCTGATACTCTCTGACGACCTTGCGCATGAGGCACTATCCGTGAAATCATATTTGTTGCATCATGTATATCCGCCGCTCCGCGCCTTCGTCAATCACATTATTTCACGATTCACGCATTTTACCTCAGCAACATGATGGCGCCCAAGCGAGGCCTATGGCGAACTGTTTTTCCACGCATTTTCATGCACAAAGCCTTGCCGCCCTCAGCGGCAGAAAGCGGTGATGCGCGGCTTCACGCACCAGCCAGCCTTATCCACAGCGTCATTCGGACCACCCCCTTGCTCCGAATCGAAGCCCACGGCAGGTTGCATCCTTGAGGAGAGCAGCCCTCAACCATAAGCATAACAGGTCTATCAGAACGGCATTCTGGCAGGGTCGAGGCGCTTTGGCGCCCTCAACGACCTTGCTACCGATCATGTTTTCCCCCGCACCGTCGTGCTGCGGGCTGCGGGTGGTTTGAGCCAAGCCGATCCTCTGTCTGAAGGAGGATGTATCGTTCATGGGCTTGCCGCCACGCGTCTATTTCACCGTTCACGAAGTCACTGCCCGCTGGGGCTGCAACATCGCCGATGTCGCCGGATGGGCCGATGCAGGCCGGTTCCGGATCCTGACGGGCATCCCCGCCGTCCGCTGCGGCGACGATGTCGTCGCGGGAAAGGTGGTGCTGTCCCCGATGGACCTTCTGCCGCTCTTCCGCCGCTGCGGCACCGGCCCGACCGAAGGAATGATGCGCCGTATCCAGCCGATCGGGCGACAGGACTGGCTGCTCATCACGGATCCTGCTTGCGGCATACCCGTCGCCGTTGCCGACATGCTGGTTCTGGCCGAAGAGGTTCATGCCTTCGAGGAAGAGAACGAGATGGTGCGCCGCGTGACGAGCGGGCCGGGTGCTGCCACGCCCTACGACTGGGAGGGCATGACGGTCGCCCTGATCCATCGCATCCATGAGCGGGGCCTCCCCGCCACGCAGGCCGAGCTGGTCGCCGAGATGCAGGACTGGTTTGCGGATCAGACGGACGGCCGGAAGATCCCCGACAGCCGCAGCATCCGGCGCAGGGTAACCCCGGTCTGGAAGAAGCTGCGGGGAGATGGGGCGTAAAGTTGCGGCGCGACTATCTGGGTCACGCGGACTGGCGTCCCCCCTGCTCGTCGGCGTCATGGACCAGCCGGGGCTTCGGCCGGAAGGCGCTGGCCACGGCGTCCACACCGGCGCGCAGAGGCGAGTCCATCAGGTGGGCATAGCGCAGGGTCGTCTGCATCTGGCTGTGGCCCAGAAGCTTGCCAATCATTTCCAGCGAAGCCCCGCCGCTGACCAGAAGCGACGCAAAGGTGTGGCGCAGGTCATGGATCCGGACGTCGTGCAGCCCGCACTGCTTCTGGACCTGCGCCCAGAAGCGGCGCACCTCCTGAACCGGCTGGCCGGGCGTGTCGCCGGGAAAGAGCCACGGCGATCCCTTCGGCACCAACAGCTGCCGCTGGCGTACGATGGCGGCCGTCTCGTCCGAGATCGGCACGCGGTGGGCGCGGCGCTGTTTCGTCATGGTGGGCGGCTTCGACCAGCTCATGTGTTCGAGGTTGAACTGCTCGAACCGGGCCTGCCGCACCTCGCCCAGCCGGGCGCCGGTCAGCATGCACATGCGGATGATGTCGGCCGCGCGCCGGTCCTCGGCCGCATCCAGCGCGGCGGCAAGCTTGGCGATCTCTTCCTTGGAGAGAAAGCGTTCGCGCGGCGTCTCGGTGCGGCGATGGAAGCGCTGGGCGGGGTTGTCTTCGCACCAGCCCCACTGGACCGCCAGCGTGAACATCTTGCGCAACACCTCGCCGATCCGGTTGGCACGCACCGGCGTGGGCTTGGCACCCTGCAGCTTGCGCGCCCGGTTGTTGGGCTTTTCCTTGTGGGGCCGCGCCCTGCCCTCGGCGATCTTCGCCAGCAGCTTGTCGACGTCGGTCGGCGTGATTTCCGTCACCAGCTTCCGGCCCCAGACCGGTTCCACCATCTTGGCCAGCGCCGACCGCTGATCGGCCGCGCTGCGTTCGGCCAGTTTCGGCAGATGCTCGGCGCAGTAGCGGTCGATCAGGTCGGTCACGCGCGGGGCTTCGCGCTTTGCTTCGCGCTGGCCTAAGGGATCGGCCCCGGCGTCGATCTCGCGCCGCAGTTCCTTGGCCCGCTCCCGCGCCGCCGACACCGACCATTCCGGCCAGCGCCCGAAGGTCATCCGGCGCTGGCGCCCGGCATGGCGGTAATCCAGCGTGAAGGCCCGCCCGCCGCCGCGATAGATGCAGACGGCAAAGCCCCGGACGTCGGTGTCGAAAATCTGGTAGTCCCGCCCCGGCACCGGCTCGGCGTCGCGCAGCACCTTCTCGGTCAGCTTGATGCGTTCGGGCATGGCTTCGGTCCTTCTTGCATCCGACATGAGGCGTGGTTTCGCCTGGTTATCAAGGCAAGCATGGCGCCTCGGATGGCGGGGAGGCAGAGGGTGGCAGGAAGGACGCCCGAGCCGTGCCACCCCTTGTTTTCATGGGATTTCGGCGCTGGGCGGATCGATGCGCGACTGGCGACGACAGGCGCAATGTGACGTGTGAAAGGGCAAGCACGGTCGTCGCGCTGCAGATCCGGCATTCAACGAACCGCAGAGCGACAAATCCTCAAGGAATTCAATGGGTGGCAGGGGTGCCGTGTCGGGTGCCACCCCCTCTTTGCCCATCAATGCCGGACAAACACGGTCAATCCGGCTGTTCGCTGGTGGTTGCGGCCTTGGTGTCCGTTTCGTCCATCTGGCAGGACTGGCCGTAATTTCCCCACGCCATCCGACCACCATCGCAAATCCCAACAAAACAAGGGGTGGCACAAAGGCGGCATCCTTTCCGCCACCCTCCGCCTCGCCGCCACCCCGCGGGCTCTGCGCTCACTGGTCCCTGCAAGACGTCCCCGATCTTCGGGGCCAGGACCAGGAGACCCCGATGCCGCATCTCGGATCGATGCCAGACCCGAAGGACAAACCCCGCAGCCTGCTGGTCGGCTGGATCAGCCGCCTCGACCTTGCGCTGGAACTCGGCCTTTCGGTCGACACGCTGCGCCGCTGGGAGGCGATGCGGACGGGCCCACCCTGTGTTCGGGCCGGACGCAAGGTCTACTACCGTCGCGCAGCTGTCGAGGAATGGCTGGAGGAGCAGGAGCAGGCCGCCCCGCGCCGCCGTCGTGCCGGAGGGCGCCGGTAATGACGATCCAGTCCCGCACATCCGCCTGGCCCGCCGACCGCGTGGCCGAGGCGCGCGCCGTGATCGCCGACGTTGCGCATCACAGCGATCTCCTGATCCGGCTCGCCTGCAATGTGCTCGCCCAGCATGGCGAGACCCCGGGCGAGTGCGCCGATGCCCAGCGCCTGCTGGTAGTCGTCGACGCTCGACGCCCCGTTCGGCGCGCCCAGCGCGAGGATCAGGGGAGGGCCGCACGATGATGCGCCGTGGTACCCCCGAGGCTGATTTGCAGCGCACGGTCGTACAGGCGCTCCGCATCGCCCTGCCCCGCACTGCCATCATCCACCACTGCGCCAACGAGGTCACCGAGGCCGGGCCCCGCGGGGCAAAGCGCCAGGCAATCCTCGTCGGCATGGGCGTCCATGCCGGGTTCGCTGACCTGATGGTGATTTGCGACGGCCGGGTCCTGTTCCTCGAGCTAAAGGCACCGAAGGGGCGGCTGCGGCCGGAGCAGGAGGCGTTCCGCGATGCGGTGCAGGCGCAGGGGTTCGGCTGGGCGCTGGTGCGCAGTCTCGACGACGCGCTGGGCGCGCTGGCGGATCACGGCTTCACCACGCGCATCGCGCCCGGCCCGCGGAGGCCCGAGCCATGAGCCACGAGGCCACCAACTGGGCCATCAAGCAGCGCGGGTTGAAGCCCACGACCAAGATCGTGCTCTGGCACCTCTGCGACCGGTTCAACCCGGATTATGGCTGCTTTCCCTCGCAGGATCGGCTTGCGCATGACTGCGAGATCAGCCGGTCGACGCTGAACGATCACCTTGGCCAGCTCGAGGCCGTGGGCCTGCTGCGGCGCGTGCCGCGGCTCGATCCAGTGACCAGGCGCCAACTGCCCACCCGCTACATCCTGGGGTTCGAGCCCGGCTTCACACCTGTGGCTGTAGTGCCGTGTCCGGAAATCGGACACGGGGACGACCGCGGCGCAGAAAACGTCGACGATGCCTATGGTTGTGCTGGTGACGGCATGGCCGATACGCTGCCGTGTCCGGATTTCGGACACGGGGATGAGGCGGGAGCCGTGTCCGAATTTCCAGCCGAGCCGTGTCCGGAAAATGCCGAAAGCCGTGTCCGGATTTCGGACACTAACCCTGTAAGGGAACCTCTAAGTAAACCAGTAAAGGAGGAGGAGGGCGCGCAAGCGCGCGAGGGCGTTTCCGATGAGGTTTTTGGGGATCTGCTCGACGCGCTGGGCCTCGATCCCGCCGCCCTGCCCGGCTGGTGGCAAGGCTGGCCACCCCGGCTGCACGTCCAGCGCTGGCGCGACGAGCTCGGGCTGACCGAGGCGGAGATCGTCGGTGCGGCCGAGGCCTCCCGCCAGGAACATCCCGAACCGCCCGATGGACCGAAAGCGCTGGACCGGGCCATGCAGCGCGCCGCCCAGCGCAAAGCCGAAGATGCAACGCGGAAGCGCCGGAAGGCGAAGACGGCCCCGGCCCCGGCCGCGAAGCCGATCACCGACCTCCCCGCCTTCTACGCTGATCTGGTCAACTCCGACCGCTATCTGCCGGTCAGCGCGATCAGCAACACGATGCGCGATGCCATGCTGGCCCGGGGGCTGGTCACGGCCGAACGCCTGCGCGAGCGCGGGGTGCGGTGAATGGCATGGTGTCACGTCCCCGGCACGGACTCTCCCTCTGCGCAGGCGGCGGAGGCCTTGATCTGGGCCTCATGCTCGCCGAACCCGGCTATCACACCCGCGCCTTCGTCGAATGGGGGGACTGGCCAAGGGCGGTCCTCATCGCCGCCCAGCGCCCGGGTTACTTCGCCCCAGCCCCGATCTGGACCGATCTGCGCAGCTTCGACGCCCGTCCCTTTCGCGGCGCATTCGATGCTGTCCTCGCCGGATACCCCTGCCAGCCCTTCAGCGCGGCGGGAAAGCGCGGTGGCGCTGACGACCCTCGCCACCTCTGGCCCGACGTCGCCCGCGTCATCGGAGAATGCCGTCCCGAATGGGTCTTCCTCGAAAACGTCGCCGGGCATGTCACCCTCGGACTCGAGACCGTCCTGCGAGAGCTTTGGGGATTGGGCTACACGCCTGCGGCGGGCCTGTTCTCGGCGGCAGAGGTCGGCGCGCCGCATGAGCGGTTGCGCATCTTCATCCTGGCCCACACCGATGAGCCTGCATCCCGGCACCGGCCGCTACAACCCGGCCGGGAACAGCGACTTCACCCGCAAGGCCGAGGCGCTGGCGCTGGGCATCGCGAAGGCTCTGCCGAACCACTGGCCGAGCCCGGCCGCCCAGAACTGGAAGGGCAGTTCCGAGGCCAGCATCACCCGCACCGACGGCAAGTCCCGGATGGACCTGCTGCACTACCGGGCCGAACAGGGCTTCACCCGCCCGGCCCCGGCGATCACGCCGGATGGGCTGCGGTTCTCGCATCACGCCCCGATCTCGCGCCCGCTCTGGGCTTCAATGATTGCCTCGCATGGGCGCGTCGTCTCGCGGCGGATCCTGAAGGGCCGGTCGCGGCGGCGGCTGAACCCGCTCTTCGTCGGATGGCTGATGGGCTGGCCCATCGGGCACGCGCTCTGCGCCTGCTCGGAAACGGAGTTCACCCTCTGGCAGCGGCACATGCGTGGCGCTCTCTCGCAGCTGCCCATGGCCTCGGGCCCGTGGATCTGGCGGCCGACGGATGCAGCCCAGCGCCCGGCGCAGATGGATTTCCTTGAAGGATTGCAGCCATGAGTTTCCACGGCCGCGTCAGCGGTACCAGGATCAAACGCGCGCTGGGCGTGCAGGCCGCGCTGGAATGGGCGTTCCGGATCGAACAGGCGCAGCTTGAACTGCCTCTGCCCCCCGACGTCACCGAGGAAGGTTTCGGCTTTGGCCTGGAATACGTCCTGCTCCAGCGCGCCGTGCTGGGCTGCAAGATCGACGGCGGCCAGCACAAGATCGGCGGCTACACCCACGAGGATGCCGAGGTCATCGCCGCCAGCGTCGCCGGGATCCCCGACAGTCTCGGCGGCAAGCGCATGGCGATCCGCGTCGCAGAACTGGCCCGCGCCGGGCTGACACCGGACTGGATGCCCGGCGCCATCCCGCGCTGCGTGCCGACCATCGTCAAGCAGAACCAGCACGGCACGCATGCGGGCGCCATCGTCGTCGGCACCGAACGCATCCGGGTGCGTGGAGCGGGCGCGCGCGCCACATGGAAGACCATCGACATCCTGGCCTGCCCGGTCACGTTCTCCCCCCACCCACAGCAGATCGAAGCCGCCCGGCGTGGCTACGACGACTGGTGGCAGGCGCTGGGCTGGGTTCGGGCCGGGCTGATCGAAGGCGGGATGCTGCGAGAGGTCGAGGTGACGGCGGCGATGCCGAAGGAGCGGCCTTGGGAAAGACCGCCCTGAAATGGTGCCGATGAGACGAGGCTGCGCGCACAGCCGATAACGCCGTCCGCACAGCTTTGGGATGCAAAACGATCGAAACCTCTTTAGGTTAGCCGCAATCGTCGCCAACCCGAAGGTTTCCGTTTGTCCATGTCCGATTCCCTGCGTGATCTTGTCCTTGCCCATATTCCCGAAGACGGCTCTGCCATCGGCAATGGCGCCCTGCTCGCGCGGCTGCGGGAAACCCTGCCCGATCTGACGGACGAGGACTATGCCGCAGCCAAGGACGCGCTGGTGGACGAAGGCATCATTGGCAAGGGCAAGGGGCGCGGCGGGTCGGTGTTTCTGATCACCGACGACGCTGACGAGGACGAAGATCAGGACGACGATTTCGAACTGACACCCACCGAGGAACCCGCCCCAAGGGCCAGGCGCGCGGCGGCCAAGACCAAGGCCGCGCCGCGCAAGTCGGGGGAACCCGCGCAGGTCATCAGCTATCGCCACACCGACACGCGGGTGAACAACCCCGAGGTCGGCATGGTCCACCCCGACAACGACCCCGACCAGCCGAAAACCGTCTGGGCCTATGACCCGCACCTTGACCCGGCGCTGATGTTCGACAGCCGGCGCGCCCGGGTGGAGAGATTGATCGACGATGCGCTGGCCTCGGGTGATGCCGTCACCATGCGCGACACGCTGGAAGAACTGAAGCGGCTGCAGGCGCCCTATCTGAACTGGGCGGGCAAGGCGGAACGGACGAGTTTCGAGGTCGATACGGTATCCCTGCATGTCCACGAGCGGGTGGATCCGGCGACGATCCTGGCCAATGCGAGGAAGCGGCTGAAGGGCGAGGCGAAGGCGGCCGAGGTCTGGCGCCAGGCCGATCTGTTCGCCGCCCCGTTCGAGAACCTGCCGCTGCGGCAGGCGCTGGATTTCTACCACCACGAAAAGGGCTGGTCGAACCGGCTGATCGCGGGCGACAGCCTGCTGGTGATGAACTCGCTGTTGCAGAAAGAGGCGATGGCGGGACGGGTGCAGATGATCTACATCGACCCGCCCTATGGCATCAAATACGGGTCGAACTTTCAGCCCTTCACCAACAAGCGCGACGTGAAGGACGGCGCGGATGACGACCTGACCCAGGAACCCGAGATGATCAAGGCGTTCCGGGATACCTGGGAACTGGGCATCCATTCCTACCTGACCTATCTGCGCGACCGGCTGTGGCTGGCCAAGGACCTGCTGCATGAGAGCGGGTCGGTGTTCGTGCAGATTTCGGATGAGAACCTGCACCATGTGCGGGAGCTGCTTGATGAGGTCTATGGCCCTAGCAATTTAGTCAGCGTGATTACGTTCAAGAAAACGACGGGCGCAGGCAGCCCAACTGGCGGCACAAATGTGCTGGCAGCAACGAACGATTATATCATCTGGTATGCGAAAGACCTTTCACGGGTCAAATATCGTCAGCTTTACCTTTCGCGGGGTGGAGAAGGCTGGGTCAATTACAACTATATCCGGGCCATAAACGGCGAATTTCGAAGGATGAGTAAAGACGAAGCCTCGGATTGGTCGGCATTGCCGAAGGAAGCTGAGGTCTATCGACGGGACAATCTCACTTCGACTTCTTCTGCCGGGGAAGCTGCAAACCCCTTCGCCTTTCAGGGAGTGAGCTACTCTCCTCATCCTGGAGGCTGGAAAACATCGGCCAACCCCGGGCTTCAACGCTTGCTGCGCTCCGAGAGAATGGAGGCGTATGGCAAAACGCTTGCGTACAGACGCTTTGCTACAGATTTCCCGTGGTTCAAGATAACGAACCTATGGGACGACACAGTTACAGGAGGCTTTGCAGAAGATCGCCACTATGTCGTCCAGACCGGCGCGAAAGTCGTTGAACGTTGCATGCTCATGACCACGGACCCCGGCGATCTGGTGCTTGATCCGACCTGCGGCTCGGGCACCACCGCTTTCGTGGCCGAGAAGTGGGGCCGTCGCTGGATCACCTGCGACACCAGCCGCGTGGCGATCACGCTGGCGAAGCAGCGCCTGATGACCGCAAGTTTCGATTACTTCCGCCTCGCCTATCCGCATGAGGGGCTGAAGGGCGGCTTCGTCTATCAGACGGCGCCGCACATCATGCTGCAGTCGATCGCCAACAACCCTGACATCGACACGATCTACGACGCCAAACACCCCGCCATCGTCACAGCGCTAACGGCGCTGAACGCCACCCTTTCCACCGCCCCGCCCTTCCGCCCCACCCAAGGCGCGCGCAAGGGCAAGCCCGTCACCTTCACCAAAGGCGAGCGGCTGGAGGAATGGGAGGTGCCGTTTGACCTGCCCGACGACTGGCCCGCCGCCGCCGCCGAACCCTTCGCCGCCTTCCACGCCGCGCGTCAGGCCATGCAGGCCGCGATGGATGCCTCGATCCGCGCCCATGCCGATCAGGAAACCCTCTATGACAAGCCCGAGGTGGACAAGACCCGCCTGCGCATCACCGGCCCGTTTAGCGTCGAGGCCGTGCCCGCGCCATCGGTCCTGTCGCTTGACGATGTGACCGCCCCCGACCAGGCCGATGCGACAGTCGCGCGGTCGGGCGAAACCTCGCGCCAGACGCAATGGCGCGACGAACTCGTGCGCACCGGCCTGCGCGCCAAGGGTGGCGCCGTTCTGAGGATCACCGATCTGCAGGTCGCCCCCGGCCTGTCGCATATCCATGCCACAGGATCGGTCGCCGAGACGGGCGAGACGATTGCGGTCAGCTTTGGCCCTGAACATGCCGCGCTGGAGCAACGCCAAGTCGAGCGCGCCATCGAAGATGCGCAGAAGCTGGTCCCGAAGCCGAAGTTCGTGGTGTTCTGCGCCTTCACCTTCGACCCCGAGGCCGCCAAGGACATCGACGAGATGCAATGGCCGGGCGTGACCCTGCTGAAGGCGCAGATGAACACCGACCTGCTGACCGAGGATCTGAAGAAAGCGAGATCGTCGAACCAGAGCTTCTGGCTGATGGGCCAGCCCGAGGTGGAATGCCGCAAGCGCGCCGACGGGATGTTCGAGGTCGAAGTGCTGGGTTTCGACTATTTCGACCCGCGAACGGGCAAGCTTGAGGGCGGCTCGACGAAGAACATCGCCATGTGGTCGCTGGACACCGACTATGACGGGCGCAGCCTGATGCCGCATCAGGTATTCTTCCCCATGGCCGGGGCCAAGGACGGCTGGAACCGCCTGAAGAAGACGATCCGCGCCGAGCTGGACGAAGATCTGCTGGAGCAGTTCCACGGCACGGTGTCGCTGCCCTTCGAGGCGGGCGACCAGCGCCGCGTGGCGGTGAAGATCGTCGATGACCGGGGGATCGAAAGCCTCAAGATCATCGCGCTGGGGGCGTGAGGGATGGAAAGGCCGAAGTCCCTGATCATCAACTCGCCCTTCGTCTGCCCGGCCCAGCATTGGGTCGAGGGTCAGGGCGGGAAGCTGGAAATCAAGCCCGAACGCCGCCCCGCGAGTTACGAGGTGATCGACTCGCGCAACAACACCAAGCGGGTGGAAACGCTCGACCTGGTGAACACGATCCGCGGCCGGGTGGATGCCTGGCGCGCGGCAGGCTGGCCCGGCATCACCATCGTCACGCGCAGGCTGCTGGAACACTGGCACGACCGGACCGAGGGCATCCGGCCCTATCCGTTCTACTTTTGCCAATTGGAAGCGATCGAGACCCTGATCTGGTGGGTCGAAGGGGCGCAGGAATTCAAGCAGGGGATCGTCATTCCGGGCGATGGCGGCCAGTGGGAACGGCTCTGCAACAAGATGGCGACCGGGTCGGGCAAGACCACGGTCATGTCCATGATCATCACCTGGCAGGTGCTGAACGCGCTGACCTATCCGAAGCGGAACAAGGATTTCTCGCGCGCGATCTTCATCGTGGCACCGGGGCTGACGGTGAAGGAGCGGCTGCAGGTGCTGATGCCCAGCGAGGGCAGTTATTACGACGAGTTCAATCTGTGCCCGTCTGAGGCGATGCGCCAGAAGCTGAACCAGGCCGAGGTGCGGATCGAGAACTGGCACACGCTGATGCCCGCGGCCGAGCCGAAACGGTCGGTCGTGAAGAAGGGCGCTGAGTCCGACGAGGCCTTTACCCGGCGCGTGCTGGGCAAGCTGGCGGCGCACAAGGACATCGTGGTGATCAACGACGAAGCGCACCACGCCTATCGCAAACCCGCCGAGGTGAAGATCAGCAAGAAAGTGGCCGCGGAACAGGGGATCGACCTGGACGAGGCGACGCGCTGGATCGAGGGGCTGGATCGACTGCACAAGACCCGCCGCATCCAGCGATGCTTCGACCTGTCCGCCACCCCCTTTGCTCCGACAGGCAAGGCCAGCACCGACACCGCGCTGTTCGACTGGATCGTCTCGGATTTCGGGCTGAACGACGCGATCGAGGCCGGGCTGGTAAAGACGCCACGCGTCGTCGTCAGGGATGACGCGATGCCCGACAGCGCGACCCTCAGGTCAAAGCTCTACCACATCTACCGCGATCCCTCGGTGTCCGAGGACCTGAACCGCGCCAAGGCCGAGCCGCACGAGCCTCTGCCAAAGCTGGTGCAGGACGCCTATACCCTGCTGGGCGCCGACTGGCGAGAAACCCGGCGCCAGTGGGCCGAGGCAGGACACCACTCACCGCCCGTGATGCTGACTGTCTGCAACCGGACGGAGACCGCTGCCAGGATCGAGCACTACTTCAATCAGGGCGACGTGCATTGGCAGGAACTGTCCTCGCCCACGCAGACCCTTCGCGTCGATTCACGGGTGCTCGAGAAGGCCGAGGTCGGGGAGACCGCCACGGCCGACAAGGGCTATGAGGAGCGGTTGCAAGGGATCGTGGACGCGGCGCGGATCCCGGAGACCCGGAAGGATCGGCTGAAGGCTCTCAAAAAAGAGGAGCTTCTGCGCGAGATTGTCGACAACGTCGGCAAGCGCGGCAGCGCCGGGCAGGACCTGCAAAAGGTGATCTCTGTCGCCATGCTTTCCGAGGGATGGGACGCGAAGAACGTCACCCACATCATGGGGCTCAGGGCGTTCACCTCACAGCTGCTCTGCGAACAGGTCATCGGGCGCGGCCTTCGGCGTGTGACCTATGACACCGACGAAAATGGTTTGTTCTGCCCTGAATACGTCAACGTCTTCGGCGTACCGCTGTCGATTTACGAACCGGCCGAGGGGGGCGAGGCACCGCCGCCACCGAAGCCATCGACCCAGATCGATGTGATCCCGGAACGGGCGGAATTCGAACTGCGATGGCCGAACGTGCTGCGGATCGAAACCGTGGTGAAGCCAGTTCTGACAGTCGACTGGAGTACCGTCGATCTGCTGACCCTCGACCCGGCAGCCACAGCAATCTCAACAGAACTTGCGCCCGCGCTAGGCGGCGCAACGGACATTAGCAAGGTCCGAAACATCGACCTCGCTTCGCTGCCCGAGGGATTCCGGCTGCAACGGCTGACTTTCGTTGCTGCGCGAAAAGCCTTCTCGACGTTGAAGGGCAGCTTCAAGGGTAACGAGGAATACCTCCTGCTGCAGCTGATCCGTCTGGTCGAAACCTTCCTCGCCAGTGGCAAGGTAGATATCCCATCGCTGTTCCACACAGACCCGATCCGCCGCCGCGTGCTGATCGCGCTGAACATCGACAACGTGGTTCAACACCTGATGCGATTCGTCACCATCCAGAACACCACGGAACTGACACCCGTCTTCGACGAGGAAAACCCCATCGGCAGCACCGGCCAGATGCGCCCGTGGTACACGACGAAGCCCAACTTCCCGACCATCAAGTCCCATATCAGCCACGTCGTCGGGGACTCGGCCTGGGAAGGCTATGCCGCCAACGTCTTCGAGACACGGGACGAAGTGGTTTCCTTCGCCAAGAACGATCACCTTGGCTTCCAGATCCACTACCTCTGGCAAGGGTCGCGGCGGCGCTACGTACCGGATTTCATCCTGCGCCTCAGGAACGGCGTTACGCTCGCGCTCGAGATCAAGGGGGTCGACAGCCCACAGAACAAGGCCAAACGCGCTGCACTGGCGGAGTGGGTGAGTGCAATCAACGCTGCCAGCGGCTTCGGCACCTGGGCCTGGGACGTCGCCTTCGAGGCGGCGCAGGTGCATGATATCGTTTCGAAGCACACATCAGGGACAGGCCCGGCTGCAAAACACGAGGCATTCGCTTGAGCCTGGAAGGTCAAATCAGGGATCAGAAGTCGCTGCGGGCCGTCGTCGGCAAGACCGCCGACTGGAAAGAACTGGCCAAGGACTGCGTTGCTTTTGCGAATTCCGTCGGTGGAAAGCTGATCATTGGCATCGAGGATGGCGCGGATCAACCGCCCGAAGGACAGACGATACCGGCTGGCCTCACGGATGCAATCCGGAAGCGAATTGCCGAACTGACGGTCGGCGTCACCGCCTTGCCCGAGGTGTTGGTGTCGGACACGGGGGCTGAGTTCATCGAGTTGACCATCCCACGATCGACTGGCGTCGCCTCAACCAGCGATGGCAGATATTTCATTCGGGTCGGGGACGAAAGCAGACCGGTCACTGGCGATGATGTCATGCGCCTCGCCAGCGAGCGGTCAGCAGTGCCATGGGAAACGCAGACCACCCTCAGAATTGGGCGCTCTTCGGTGGACGTCCAAAAGCTCGACCGCCTTTTGGCTGATTTGCGTGCATCAGATCGTGTGAAGCCTTCGGTCAAGGAGAAGACGTCTGACGAGTTGCTCGACCATTATCTTCTGGCCGACGGCGATTTCCTTTCGAACCTTGGGATCCTCTGCATTGGTGCGCAGTCCGCGCGTGCCAAGCTCGGCAGTGCACCAGTCGTCCAGTTCATCAAGTACGATGAAACTGGGCAGAAGGTGAACAAGATCGTATGGGACGATCATACCCTCAGCCCTATGGAGCTCGTCAGTGCCGTATGGCACGAGGTTCCTGATTTTCGGGAACGGTATGAACTGCCTGACGGGTTATTCCGTCAGCACGTTCCAGCATTCGACGAAGTCGTTGTGCGGGAACTTCTGGTTAACGCACTGGTTCATCGCCCTTATACTCAACGGGGCGACATTTTCCTGAATCTTCACCCTGATCGGCTGGAAATCACCAATCCTGGCCAGCTGCCGTTGGGCGTGACTCCCCAGAATGTCCTTCACACCACAGTACGTCGCAACGAGCACCTGGCGCGGCTGTTCCATGACCTGAAGCTGATGGAGCGCGAAGGCAGCGGGTTCGACCGCGTCTACGAGGTGCTTCTCTCGCAGGGGCGCCCTGCACCGATCATTAGCGAAGGTGCGGACAGTGTCACCGTCGTCGTCCGTCGACGAATTCTCAAGCCTGAGGTCATAGACTTCATTGCCAAAGCAGATGAGACCTTCCAGCTGACCCAGCGAGAACGGATCGCACTCGGCTTGCTCGCACAAAGCGATGCCCTTACAGCCCGGGAACTTTGCGCCACCCTCGAACTGAAGTCTCTCGACGCTCTTCAGCCATGGATCAAGCGCATCGTCGATTGGGGCCTGGTCAAGACTTCTGGCAAGACCCAAGCCACCAAGTACTTCGTCGACCCGATGTTGCTGCAAACCCTGAACTTCGCCGGTACCACGACGACCCTCAAGCGCATCGAGCCCCATCGCCTCGCGGCATTGATCGAGGAGGATGTACGGCGCTACCCTCGTTCACAGATCAGTGATATCCATGCACGTGTGGGGGCGGAGATACCTCGCACCCAGATCAAGCGCAGCATTGCGGAGTTGGTCAGATCAGGCAGGTTGCTGTCTGAAGGTATCCGGCGCGGAACGCGCTACAGCACTCCGTGATTTGGTTCGGTTTCGCGCCTATCCACAAGCAGCGATCCAAACGGCCGGTCCAAACCTCCCTTGAAGGCTCTGCAATTCTTTGAAGACGCAAGAGATTTGATTTGGTTCACGACTTCGGATTGCTCGATCTGTGAGCCAAATGCCCGAACGCAGAAAGAGAACATATTGAAAACATTTATATTTCATCGAGCCAGACCGCGGCTTGCAACGCCGCCCCCCTCCCAATGGTTCCTCCCCGGCCCTGAACGTATGCGGGGGGGCGCAGCGCGGCGGTTCGCTAGCGTGAGGCGTTTTCACCGGGGAAGCCAGGCGGAAGCCACCTTGCGACCTGATGCCGGAATTCGTGAGTCAGATCAGCGACTTGCGGAATCACGATCTGGCCGGGGTGGATTCCCGGCGGGAAGCCAGGGAAGCCACCTTCGGGGAAGCCAGGTGGCCAGAAGCCACCACAAAAAGCCAATTCGTCAGAAGCCGTTGAATCCGCTTCACTTTTCGGGTTGACAGACCTGCCCCCATTGACCTACCCCTTGATCATCGAAGAATTGCGCCCGGAGGAAACCCCTCGCGGGCGCTTTTCATTTCCCCTCCCCCACATCCCGAGCCCCATCCCATGGACCTCGTCTTCGCGCCGAGCCAGATTGAAACTTGGCCGATTGCCCGGCTGCGCCCCTATGCCCGCAATGCCAAGATGCATGGCGACGACCAAGTGGCTAAGATCGCCGCCAGTATGGCCAAGTTCGGCTGGACCGTGCCCTGCATGGTGGCCGACGATGGCGACCTGATCGCGGGCCATGGCCGGGTGCTGGCGGCCACCATGCTCGGGCTGACCGAGGTGCCGGTGATCCGGCTCAGCCATCTCGATGAGGCGGAACGCCGGGCCTACCGGATCGCCGACAACAAGCTGACCGAACTGGGCGAATGGGATGAGGCGATCTTGCGTGACGAGATCGCAGGGCTGCTGGCCGAGGATTTCGACCTGACGCTCTTGGGCATCAGCGACGATGACCTTGACGCCCTGCTGCAGGATCCCGAGGCGCTGGGCGGGGATGGCCCGGTCGAGGGCGAGGACGAGGTTCCGGAGCTTCCGGTCACGCCGGTGTCGGTGCCGGGCGATCTGTGGCAACTGGGCGCGCATCGGCTGATCTGCGGCGACAGCACTGCGGCCGATGTCGTGGGGCGGCTGCTCGGCGACGTGAAGCCGCTGTTGATGGTGACGGACCCGCCCTATGGCGTGGAATATGACCCCTCTTGGCGCAACCAGGCGGGGGCGGCCAAAACCAAGCGCACCGGCAAGGTGCTGAACGATGACCGGGCCGACTGGCGCGAAGTATGGGCACTGTTCCCCGGCGACGTGGCCTATGTCTGGCACGGCGCGCTGCACTCCTCGACCGTGGCCGAGAGCCTGGTGGCCGCAGGCTTCGCGATCCGGTCGCAGATCATCTGGGCCAAGGAGCGGCTGGTGCTCAGCCGGGGCGATTATCACTGGCAGCACGAACCCTGCTGGTATGCGGTGCGCGCCAAGGGAAAGGGTCACTGGGCGGGGGACCGCAAGCAGACGACGCTGTGGCAGATCGCCAACCGGGATCAGGACGCCGACACCGTGCATGGCACGCAGAAGCCGGTCGAATGCATGCGGCGGCCGATCCTGAACAACTCGAGCCCCGGCCAGGCGATCTATGAACCGTTCATGGGATCCGGAACCACGCTGATCGCGGCCGAGACGACGGGCCGGGTCTGCTTCGGCATCGAGTTGAACCCGGCCTATGTCGATGTCGCCATCGAGCGATGGCAGTCCTTCACCGGTCAGGAGGCGGTGCTGGCGGAAACCGGCGAGACCTTCGCCGCCCTGAAGGCAAAGCGGCGCGCGGCATGAACGCGCCCCTCCTGCCCGGCCGGATCGAACACTGGCCGCTGGCCCGCCTCCGGCCCTACGCCCGCAACGCCAAGACCCACGATGCCGAGCAGGTGGCGAAGATTGCTGCCAGCATGGCCGAGTTCGGCTGGACGGTTCCCTGCCTCGTCGCCGCCGACGGCGAGTTGATTGCGGGGCACGGCCGCATCCTGGCCGCGGCCCAGCTCGGGATTGCCGAGGCGCCGGTCATCATATTGGGCCATCTGACCGAGGCGCAGCGCCGGGCCTACCGGATTGCCGACAACAAGCTGACCGAACTGGGCGGGTGGGACGAGGCGCTCCTCCTCGAGGAACTGCGCGGGCTGATGGCCGAGGACTTCGACCTCGGGCTGATCGGGATCCCCGAGGATGAACTGGACACGCTGCTGAACGATACCGTTGACCGCGCGCCCATCGACGATGACGCGGCCGACACGATCCCCGAGGCCCCGGCCGAGCCGATCACGCGCTCCGGCGACATCTGGCGGCTCGGGCATCACCGGCTGATCTGCGGCGATGCCACTGACCCGTCCGTAGTGGCGCGGCTGATGGATGGCGCGCAGGCGGCGCTGATGTTCACCTCCCCGCCCTATGCCCAGCAGCGCGACTATGGCGCGGCGAAGGAAAAGGTCGGCGATTGGGACGCGCTCATGCACGGCGTCTTCGCCGCGGCGCCCGTCACCGCCGATGCCCAGCTGCTGGTGAACCTCGGCCTCGTGCACCGCGACAGCGAATGGATCCCGTATTGGGAAAACTGGACCCTTTGGATGCGCGCGCAGGGCTGGCGGCGGTTTGGCTGGTATGTCTGGGACCAGGGGCCCGGCCTGCCCGGCGACTGGAACGGGCGGCTGGCGCCGTCGCACGAGTTCATCTTCCACTTCAACCGCCAGCCGCGGAAGCCGAACAAGACAGTCGAGAGCAAGCACGCGGGCGAAACCCTCGGCGGTGGTGGTCTGCGCGGTGCGGACGGCACCGTCCATCGCAAGACCGGCTTCGGCAACGCGATCCAGAGCCACCGCATTCCGGACAGCGTGTTTCGCATCATGCGCCACAAGGGCGGGCTGGGTGCCGCCGGATCGCACCCAGCCGTATTCCCCGTGGCGCTGGTGGAGGCTGTGCTGGAAGCATTCACAAGCGCGGGCGACGTGGTTTTCGAGCCGTTCTGCGGCTCCGGCACCCAACTGATCGCGGCTGAACGCACCGGACGGCACTGCTGCGCGGTCGAACTGGATCCGGTCTACTGCGATGTGGCGGTGCGGCGGTGGGAAATGGCGACGGGGCGGACGGCCTACAGCAAATCCACCTAGCAGGTGGGCACACTCTTCCTTAACATCTGGCATGCAAATGCCTTTGCGAGAGTGCCATGCCCAACCTGATCTGCAATGTCGTCTGGATGCCTCATTACCGCGGAGAAGCAGACGTTCATGCAGGCGGCTTCGACTATGTGTCGATCAATGGCTACGGGCATGAATTGCTTAATTTTGATGCTCTGAACGGCAAGGTATACGGCTTCGTTCAAACAAGGAACTCGACCGTCAACATAAACAGGCTGGGTGCAAAGCCTGAAGACGACTTCATGGACGGCGTTCGCGTGATCTTCATTTCGACCCATGAAGAGCTAGGGCCCGTCGTAATCGGCTGGTACGAAAACGCCCGTGTTTGGCGCCGAAAGCAACCAGGTCTTCGGTCCGTTCCAACACACCCAGACGTCAAGATCGACTTTCAGTTCGAAGCATCTGCAGATAACGCAATGCTGCTACCTTTGTCCCAGAGGTTGCTCACCGTTCCCAATCGGAAAAAGGGCTTCCCCGGTCAAAGCCCTGTCTTCTTCCCGGACGAAAGCGACGAAATGCGCACATGGATGCGCAAGTTCGAAAAGTACTTCGACGAGAAGAAGTCCGGACAGACTTCAGGTACCAATAAGTCAAACGGGTCGGGGCGCAGCACTGACGCAGAGCATAACGCGCTGGTAGAGATCTCGGCTATTGAAGCTGTCATTGCAGCACTGGGCCCCGACTATCGTGACCGTCAGGCAGACAACTGCGGATGGGACCTAGAGTTTGAGCGAGGCGGAAAGAAACTCTGCGTTGAGGTAAAGGGGAACTCCGGATTGACCCCTCGTGCAGAAGTATCCCCCAACGAATATCGGATCATCAAGGAAGTAATGGCGGGGCGCTTCACGGACGGCGACTATAGATTGGCGATTGTTACCGACGCCTTCGGCGGCCGAAACGTCCACTTGTTCGCATTCACAGTGAACAAGGGTTGGGTATGCGAACGCACTGGCGCGTCCGTGAATGCGACGGAGCGCATAGCGGCGGTGTTCGGCTAGACGCGATACACGGTGCCCCTGCCCTCGACCTTCTCGGCCTTGATGGGCAGGCCCAGCTTCTTCTTGAGGGCCCCCGAGATGCAGCCGCGAACGGTATGGGCCAGCCATCCGGTGGCATCGGCCATCTCGGCGACCGTCGCCCCCTCGGGCAGCTGGAGCATGGCGATGATCTGGGCCTGCTTGGTGCCAGCGCGGATAGCGACGGGTTTTGCGGTGTCTGTCACCACCGACGTCGACGCAACCTCTGGCTTCGGCTTGGTCTTTCGCACGCTGGCGACGGCGCTGGCCACCACCGGCTCGATCCCGATGGCTTCCAGACCGGCCTCGGTGGCGATCAGCGTGGTGCCGTGGCCGTCGCCGGTCTCGCGCCACATCGGCTCATTGCGGCGCAGGTTCGCCTCGACCTCCTCGAGCCAGCCGCGGGCGATCATCTTGCCGACGACCATCCTGGCGGCGGCGCCGACCAGCCCCTCAGGCAGCGGCAGGGCAAGGTTCCCCGGCCGGGTCGAAGCGCGGGACAGGATCAGGGACTGGGTGTCGGACGGGGTGGTCATCGGGGCCTCCGGGCGCTGTGGCGCGCGACGTGCGCGCCTTCTACGGACGTTCGCCCGGCTTACGCGGCCCCACCGGGGCCACGGTCCGGGCTCACCCCCGTCGTCGGACGGGGCGGCCGTCGCGCCGTGTGGGCGCGTCAGGCGGCGTGTTCGCCTTCCTTGAAGGCGCTGTCGGTGATCTGGCGCAGCAGGCCCGCGTAGTGCTGCAGCGTCCCGACATGCCCCCAGTGGATCTCGTCGGGGTGGGTCTCGAAATGGTCGTCGCTGAGGGCTTTCAGGCGCTCCAGCATGGTGTCGATCTCGGCCTTGGCGGCGATGAAGGCGTCGAGGGCTTTGTTCGACCGCTCCCTCGAACCGGTGGCGGGAGCGGTCTCACTGTCGGCGGCGCGGCGGGTCGTCATGGCGGGGCATCCTTCGGTGAGTTGCATCGTTTCCTTCCGATCAGATTCGCTCTGTCGCGTCCTCTAATCAACTGAATACCAAGCAATATCATCAGCTTGATCGGATTGTCCTCGCCATGAAGGGCATGAGCGAACGCGAGTATGCGGCCCATTCCGGCCTCTCCCGCGGCGGGGTGCAGAAGGCTCGGAAGAACGGGCGGCTGGTGGTCCATGACGACGGGTCGATCAACGCCGCGGCCTCGGACGTGCGGCGGGCCGAGATGACGGACCCCGACCAGCAGCGCCGGTCGTTGGGCGGTGACGGGCTGGCCAGCGGCCCCGGCGACACGACATCGTATATCAAGGCGCGCACGGCGCTGACGGTCTACGCGGCGCAGGAACGTCAGCTGGCCGTCCAGAAAAAGAAGAGCACGCTGGTCGACCGCGCGCGGGCGGAAACACTGGTGTTTCGTCTCGCACGGCAGGAACGGGATGTCTGGGTGACCTGGCCCGGACGGGTGGCCGCGCTGATGGCGGCGCAGATCATGGCGGAGGTGGAACGGCATTCCGGGGCATCGGTGACGATCGAGACCGCGATCATGCAGAGGGTGCTGGAAGCCCATGTCCGCGAACAGCTCGACGCCCTCGCCGACCTCCGGGTTTCCCTCGGATGACGACAACGACCTGACCGCCGGTCTCGACCTCGGCTTCGATGGCGCCGAGGATCTGCTACGGGTCTGGCGGCAGGGGCTGCGGCCTGATCCGAACCTGACGGTGTCGGAATGGGCGGATCAGCATCGCTGGCTGTCGTCGCGCGGCGCGGCCGAGCCGGGGCGGTATCGCACCGCCCGCGCGCCCTACCTGCGCGAGATCATGGATGCGCTGTCCCCAGGCCATCCGGCGCAGCGCATCACCTTCATGAAGGCCGCGCAGGTGGGCGCGACCGAGGCCGGGAACAACTGGATCGGCTTCGTCATCCACCACGCGCCGGGGCCGATGCTGGCGGTGCTGCCGAGCCTCGAACTGGCAAAGCGCACCTCGCGGGGCCGTCTAGATCCCCTGATAGCGGACAGCCCGGCGCTGCGCGAGCGGGTCAACCCGGCCCGGTCGCGGGATGCCGGGAATTCGATGCTGTCGAAGGAGTTTCCCGGCGGCATCCTCGTGCTGACCGGCGCGAACTCGGCCACCGGCCTGCGATCGATGCCCGCGCGCTATGTCTTCCTCGACGAGGTCGACGCCTATCCAGCCTCGGCCGACGAGGAAGGCGATCCGGTCACGCTGGCCGAGGCGCGGACCACCACCTTCTCGCACCGGCGTAAGGTCTTCATGGTCTCGACGCCCACGATCCGGGGGCTGAGCCGAATCGAGCGCGAGTTCGAGGCATCGGACCAGCGACGTTACTTCGTGCCCTGCCCGCACTGCGGGGCGATGCAGTGGCTGCAGTTCGACCGACTGCGCTGGGCGAAGGGGAAGCCGGAGACCGCCGTCTACCATTGCGAGGGTTGCGAACGCCCCATCGCCGAGCACCACAAGACCGAGATGCTGGCCAAGGGTGAGTGGCGGGCGACAGCGGTTTCCAGGGATCCGAAGGCCATCGGCTTCCACCTCTCGGCGCTCTATTCACCGCTCGGGTGGAAAAGCTGGTCAGACGTGGCGCGGGAATGGCTGGCGGCCCAGGGGTCGGACGAAACGCTGCGCGTCGCGCGCAACACGCTTCTGGGCGAGACATGGGTCGAAAGCGGCGACGCGCCGGAATGGCAACGGCTGGCAGATCGGCGGGAAGCCTGGAAGCCGGGCACGGTGCCCATGGCCGGGTTGTTCCTGACCGCCGGGGCCGACGTGCAGAGGGACCGGATCGAAGTCGATATCTGGGCCTGGGGCCGGGGGCTCGAGTCCTGGCTCGTCGATCACATCGTGATCCCGGGCGGCCCTGACGATCCGGCCGCATGGGACAAGCTGACCGCCCTGCTCGGCCGGTCGTGGCAGCATGCCAACGGTGCCTTCATGACCGTGGCGCGGCTGGGCATCGACACCGGCTATGAAGCAGCGGCCGTTTATGCCTGGTCGCGCAAGGTCGGGTTTGAGCAAGTCGCGCCGCTGAAGGGCCTCGAAGGGTTCAACCGTTCGGCCCCCGTTTCTGGACCGACCTATGTCGATGCCACCATCCGCGGGAAACGGCTGCGCCGCGGCGCGCGGCTCTGGTCGGTGGCGACCGCGACGTTCAAGGCCGAGACCTACCGCTTCCTGCGGATCGAACGCCCCTCAGACGAAGACCGCGCCACCGCGCTGCTCGACGCTCCGGGCACGATCCACCTTCCCTGCTGGGCCGACACCGAATGGCTGAAGCAGCTGGTGGCGGAACAGCTGGTCACGATCCGCAACAAGCGCGGCTATGCCCATCAGGAATGGCAGAAGATGCGCGAGCGGAACGAGGCGCTGGACTGCCGGGTATATGCCCGCGCCGCGGCTTGGATCCTCGGTGCCGACCGATGGGACGAGGCCACGTGGCGGCGGCTCGAGGCCCAGGCGGGCGTGGAAACGCGCATGACCGCGGCCGTGGCGGCCGAAACCACAAACGACCCGGCCCAGCCCAAGGCCGGAACACTGACCACGCCACGCCGGAAACGGCGGGCCTACACCCCGAACTTCATGAGGGACTGATGGACCTGGAACGCATGCAGGCCCTGCTCACGGCACTGCAGGAAGCCCGCTTCGCCGGGCTGCGCAGCGTCAGCTATGACGGCAAGACGGTGACCTATGGCTCGGACGCCGAACTGGCGACGGCGATCAGGGATCTGGAAGGCCGGATCGCGACCGCCTCTGCCACGCCGCGTCGCCGCCGCTGGGGTACTGTGGCCACGAAGGGTCTGTGACCATGGTCTTCGACGCCTTCCGCGCGCGGCTCGGGTCCATCATCGGCGGGTTCGACGCCGCGCAGTCGCACCGCCGCATGCGCGGCTTCCGCGCCACCCGGGCGCATGTGAACACGCTGATCGCCGCCTCCGGCGAGACCATCACGGCCCGCGCCCGCTGGCTGGTCAGGAACAACGGCTATGCGGCGAACGCTGTCGATGCCTTTGCGAATCATGTCGTCGGCGACGGCATCAAGCCCTCGTCGAAGATCGTGGATGGAGCAAAGAAGGAGGAATTGCAGAAGCTCTGGCTTGCCTGGACCGACGAAGCCGATGCCGAGGGGCTGACCGACTTCTTCGGCCTGCAGCGCCGGGCTGCGCGGGAGGTGTTTCTGGCGGGTGAGGTCTTCCTGCGCATCCGCGCACGGCGTGCCGAAGATGGTCTGACGGTGCCGATGCAGCTGCAGATGCTGCCCTCGGAAATGCTGCCAAAGGACATGACCCGCGTCCTGCCCGGCGCGGGATCGATCCGGCAGGGCATCGAGTTCGACGGGATCGGCCGCCGCGTGGCCTATCACTTCCTGCGCCGCCATCCGGGCGACATGACCGATCCGGGGATGGCCGGGGAAACCGTCCGGGTTCCGGCCTCGGAGGTGATCCACATCCTTGACCCGGTCGAGGCGGGCCAGCTGCGCGGCGTGTCGCGCTTTGCCGCGGCCGTGGTGAAGCTGTTCACGCTGGACCTCTACGACGACGCCGAACTGGAGCGGAAAAAGACAGCGGCGATGTTCGCCATGTTCATCACCTCGCCCGCCCCGGAAACCGCCCTCGATCCGGCCGAAGAGGATCTGGAGGTCGAACCCGGCCAGGTGGTGCGGCTGGATCCCGGCGAAGACGTGACCACGCCTTCGACGCCGGACTCTGGCAGCACCTACGAGCCGTTCCAGTACCGGACTCTCTTGCAGATCGGCGCGGCGCTGGGCGTGCCCTATGGCTATCTGACGGGCGATACCGCGAAGGGGAACTTCTCGAACACCCGGATCGCCCTCGTCGACTTCCGCCGCCGCATCTCGGCCTTCCAGTATTCCGTGATGGTCTATCAGCTCTGCCGCGCCGTCTGGGCGCGCTGGATGGACATGGCGGTGCTGGCGGATGCAATGGACTTGCCGGGCTATGCCACCGACCGGCGCCAATACCTCGCCTGCGACTGGCTCCCCACGAAATGGGACTGGATCGACCCGGCCAAGGATGCCGCGGCCGAGATCCTGCAGATCGAGGCGGGCCTGAAATCCCGCACGCAAGCCATCGCCGAACGCGGCTACGACGCCGAGCAGGTCGACCGCGAAATCGCCGCAGAACGCAGACGCGAGGCCGAACTGGGTCTCGACTTCCGGCGGCCGGGATCGCCCGCGCAGGCGGCAGGCCGCGGCAGCGAGGATCAGGGCGGCGAAACGGACCCTGACGATGAGGACCAGCGCGAGAATGACGATGTCGAGGACCGGGAACCCCGGCCTGCGGAGGAAGGATGATGCACCACACCCAGATCGCCCAGCGCGTCTTCAACACGCCCCTGATGGTCGATCCCGCCAAAGCGCTGGCCTTCCTGACCGGGCTTGGCCCTCGGATCGTTGGGCGGGAAGTCAGCATCGAAGGTTTGGAAATCTCGGCCGAAGATCGGGATGCCGCCAACCTCCCTTCCCGCGGCTCTCTCTTCGGCGACGACCTGACCAAACGCCAGGCGCGAAACGGTGGCCTGCCCTTCGCCGTCGTGGACGGCATCGCTGTCATCGAGATCGCGGGCACGCTCGTCCATCGCGGGGCGTGGATCGGGCAATCCTCCGGCCTGACCTCCTATGAGAGGATCGCGGCGCAGTTGCAGGCGGCGCTGGCCGACCCCGCCATCCGCGGCATCGCGCTCGACATCGACAGCTTCGGTGGCGAGGTGGCCGGTGCCTTCGACCTGGCTGACCGCATCCGCGCGGCGCGTCAGGTCAAACCCGTGCAGGCTTTCGTCGCCGATCACGCCCTCTCGGCCGCCTATGCGCTGGCCTCCCAGGCCGACCGGATCATCCTGCCCCGCACCGGCGCCGTTGGCAGCATCGGCGTCGTGGCCATGCACAGCGACATGAGCGGGGCGCTCGACCAGAAGGGCATCGCAGTGACGCTGATCCACGCAGGCGCCCGCAAGGTCGATGCGAACCCTTACCAGCCCCTGCCCGAGGCGGTCCGCGACCGGATCGAGGGCGAATTGGAAGACCTGCGCCAGCTCTTCGCCGAGACCGTCGCCGAAGGGCGCGGCCGCCGCCTCGACACAAGCCAGGCACTGGGCACCGAGGCCGCCGTGTTCCGCGGGGAGGCGGCGGTCTTCGCCGGTCTTGCCGACGAGGTGGCCGATCCGGTCACCGCCTTCCGCGCTTTCGCCGCCGCACCCCGCGGCACATCCACCCCCAGAGGAAAGGGCCCGATGATGACCACCGCCCCCGAAGATCATGCGCAGCCCTCGGCCGCGCCTGCCATCAGTCCTGCGCCGGAACCGGCCGCGCCCACGGCAATCGCACCGCCGCAAACCACGGCGGCCGCCATGTCGCCCGAAGCGATCCGGGCCGAGGCGGCTGAGGTCGCGCAGGTCTGCGCGCAGGCCGCGCGCCTCGGCATCCAGATCGACGCCGCCGATGCGGTCGCCAAGGGCGTGAAGCCGGAAGCGCTGCGCGCCAAGGTCCTGGCCGATCTAGCTGCCCGAAGCGACGCCGCGGGCATCATCGCCACCGCCCCGGCCGTGGGCGCGAAGGAAAGCCACATCGTGGCAGCCGCGAAGAAATCGGCCGCCGCCTCGCGCTGATCCCGGCACCGATCACTGCCGCGCGCGCCATCGAACAGCGCACCCCATCCCCCGAACACCGTGGAGACTGAACCATGCCCGTCCTGACGGAACCGCCCAGCATGGGCGATGTCCTCAAATATGAGGTCAACCCGAACTACACCCGCGAGGTGGTGACGCTGCTCGCGGGCACGCCCTATCCCGTCGGCGCCGTCCTTGGCCGCATCACGGCCAGCGGCAAATACAAGCTCGCGACCAGCAGCGGCACCGATGGCGCACAGATCGCCTCGGCCGTCCTGCTCTATGCCGTCGATGCGACGTTGGCCGATGCCACCGGCATCGTCGTGGCCCGCGGCCCGGTCATCGTCTCGCGCGCGGGTCTCGCCTACGACGCCACTGTCGATGACGGGGCAAAGATCACCACCAAGATCGGCCAGCTGGCCGCCGCAGGCATCGTCGCGCGCGACAGCGTCTGATCCCCCTCATTCCCCCGGAGCATCCCCCATGACCCTCGTCCGCAATCCCTTCGACGCTGGCGGCTATTCGCTGGCCGAGATGACGCAGGCCATCAACATCCTGCCCAACCTCTACACCCGCCTCGCCCAGATCGGCCTCTTCCGCTTCGAAGGGGTCAGCCAGCGCTCGGTCATCATCGAGCAATACGAGGGCGTCCTCAGCCTCCTGCCCTCCGTCCCCCTCGGCGGCCCCGCCACCGTCGGCACCCGTGAAGGCCGGTCCATGCGCAGCTTCGCCCTGCCGTGGATCCCGCATGACGACGTGGTCCTGCCTGCCGACATCCAGGGACAGCCCGCGCTGGGCGGCGCGTTCGATGCGGCCGATCCCCTCGTCGAGGTGATGAACCGCAAGCTCCTCCTCATGCGGCGCAAACATGCCCAGACCCGGGAATACATGGAGATGAACGCGCTCCGCGGCATCGTGAAGGATGGCGCGGGCACGACGCTCTACAACTACTTCACCGAGTTCGGCCTGGCGCAAATCTCCGTCGACTTCGTCCTCGGCACCGCAGGCACGAACGTGCAGGGCAAGGTCCGTGAGGTGCTGCGCGCCATCGAGGACAACCTGCTGGGCGAGGCCATGACCAGCGTCCATGCCCTCGTCAGCCGCGAGTTCTTCGACAAGCTGATCGCCCATCCCAAGACGGAAGAGGCCTACAAGTTCTATGCCTCTACCGGCGCCCAGCCCCTGCGCGAGGATGTGCGGCGGAACTTCCCCTTCGGCGGGATCCTGTTCGAGGAATACTCCGGTACCGTCACCCTCTCGACCAAGGCCACCGAACGGCTGGTTCCGGCGAACGAGGGCATCGCCTTCCCGCTCGGCACGATGGACACCTTCACAACCTATGGCGGCCCGGCGAACCTGCTGGAAACCGCCAACACCATCGGCCTGCCTCTCTACGCCCGCCAGCATCTGGACGAGAAAGGCCGCTGGATCGACGTCATGACCGAGGCCTCGATCCTGCCGGTGAACAAGCGGCCGCGGCTGGCGATCCGCCTGCACACGTCGAACTGACGGACGCACCCATGTCCGTCTTTGCTGCCGCCATGGACCGCATCTTCACCGATGCCTCCATGGCGGCCCCGGCCCTCTGGATCTCGGCCACCACATCCGAGGAACGCCCGATCCGCATCATCCGCCACGCCCCGGATCGCGTGACCGACTTCGACGCGGGGCGCTTCGTTAGCGACACGACGGTGGTGGATGTGCGCGTCGCCGACCTGCCCACCCCGCGCCCGGGCGACGTGATCGTCATCGGCGCGGACAGCCATGTCATCCAGGGGGAACCGCTGCGCGACCGGGAACGGCTGATCTGGACGCTGGACCTGAGGCCCGCATGAGGCTGAAGCTGGAAATCAGCCCCGACCTTGCAGCCCTGCTGCAGGCCGAAATCGCCGCGGGCGAGAAGGCCGTCACCACCGCCATGCGCGAGGCGGGCATGGGCCTCAAATCTGCCTGGCGCGGCCAGATCACCGGCGCGAGCCTTGGCACCCGGCTTGGAAACTCGATCCGCCTCGCAACCTATCCCAAGGGCAGTGAGAGCCTGAACGCCGCGGCGCTGGTCTGGTCGAACGCCCCGGTGATCGTCGGCGCGCATGACGCGGGGCCGATGATCCGGTCGCGCAACGGGTTCTGGCTGGCCATCCCCACCCCGGCCGCGGGCAAATCCACCCGCGGCGGGCGTATCACCCCCGGCGACTGGGAACGCCGTACAGGGCTGCGGCTGCGCTTCATCTACCGCCGCCGCGGTCCGAGCTTGCTGGTGGCCGAGGGGCGGCTGAACAGCAAGGGACATGCGGTTGCGTCACGAGCTAAAACCGGTCGCGGGCTGACCACAGCGCCGATCTTCCTGCTGGTACCGCAGGTCAAGCTGCGCAAGCGGCTCGATCTTGCGCGGGATGCGGAGCGGGCCATCGACGGCGTGCCGGGGCGGATCGTGGCGGGGTGGGTAGAGGAGAAAGGAAGCGGACTTCTGCGATAGGGACGGATACAACATCGATATCGCGGCGGCAGCACGAGCCAGACAACCAAGTTACAGCGGTAGTTCGGGGGCGTATCAGTCCCAACGATCAACCCAACTGTATTGCGGAGGGATAGTTGCGTTCTGGATCAGATCAGGATTGACGATCTCCTGCCCATCGCAGATCAGCACGGCTGGGCCAACGCAACGATGCTGATACCTTGAGGCTATTTGGTCGGAGAAACTCATCACCTTCTTAGACAATTGCATCGGCGACGTGCTGGACGGATATGGCAGCTTTGGAGACGGGAACACAACCAGATGATCATAGATCAGCGCAATAGGAAAATAATCGGTCCTAAAGCGCATTAACCCAATGCAAGGATTGGCAATCTCTCTTGTCGGCACCTCAATAAGATAATTCCAATACATGAGCTCAGTATCTGGGGAAAGTCTGATCAACGCGGTGGGCTGCGCCGAGATTGTTGCTTGATCGCTTCGGAGACCCGGGCACGGGTCGTTGGCGGTCCATTTCGCGGTTTCTCGGCCACCGTATCGGCGGTTTGGCAAATTCCGGACAGACTCGTCCTCATGCCAGCAGCCGCCTTCGGACCAGGAACAGGTTGCCGAGGGCGAACAGCGTGAAGAGCTGGGCGCGGTTCTTGGCCAGTCCCCGGTAGCGGGTCTTCACGTAGCCGAACTGCCGCTTGAGGATGCGGAACGGGTGCTCGACGCGGGCTCTGACCATGGCGATGATGCGGTTGATCTTCTCGTCCTCGGGGTGGAGCTTGCCGCCCTTCGGCGCCTTGCGCATCACGCCCCAGACCTTGCCATCGTCGCTGAACGCGGCCTCCCGCTCGGCGTTGACATAGCCCTTGTCGGCCCAGACCGAGGTCTCCTCTCCATGCAGCAGCTCGTCCCAAATCCGACTGTCATGGACCCTGGCGGTCGAGGTCTCGAGACTGTGGGTCACGCCGCTTTCGGCATCGACGCCGACATGCGCCTTCATGCCGAAGTACCACGTGTTGCCCTTCTTCGTGGACGACATCTCCGGATCGCGGGCGCCCGCCTTGTTCTTGGTCGACGACGGCGCGTCGATGATCTTGCGCGGGCTCTCTCGGACCGATGGCGTTCGCCCGCTCACATCCACCAGGGTGCCCGAGCGCAGGGTGATGCCCTTGTCGGCCAGATGCGCGTTCACGTCCGCAAAGATCGCCTCGGTCAGCCCGTGCCGCTCCAGCAGGTGGCGGAAGTTCAGGATGGTGGTCTCGTCCGGGATCCGGTCATCGCCCAACTCGATCCCGGCAAAGCGGCGCATTGCTTCGCTGTCATACAGGGTCTCTTCTGCCATCGGGTCGCTCAGCGCATACCAGTTCTGCAGGAAGTAGACCCGCAGCATCGTCTCCAGCGGCATCGGCGGGCGGCCACCCTTCGGCCCAGCCTTGGGATAATGCGGCGCGATCAGCGCCAGAAGCCGACCCCAGGGAACCACCGCATCCATCTCCGACAGGAACAGCTCGCGCCGCGTCTGCTTCTTCTTCATCGCGTCCCGAAGACCGGGAAAGGCGGGCTGTTTCGGCATCTGGTGGGGCTCCTTGAAAGGATGCCCAAGTCTATCAGATCAGGCGGAAACAGGGAGGTTTTTCAGACGCTCCCTAAGTCTTGCATCCCTTCCTTGCAACGTGGCCTTCACGCGGCGAGCGTAAACGGACTTCTTGTCCGCAAAGACCTCAATCCACCAAACGCCCATTGGACATCAAATGCCCACCACCCGCGAAACCGTCCTCGCCGCGCTGCACGCGCGGCTGCAGCCGCTTGCCGCCCTCACCCTGCGTGACGAGGTGCTGCCAGAGCGGATCCCGGCGGCCGGGCTGATCATCCTGCGCGATGGCCAGCCGGGCGAGCCGGAGGTGACGCTGTCGCCGCTGCGCTATCATTTCCAGCACCGGGCCGAACTGGAGGTCGTCGTCCAGGCGGGTACCGGCCGGGCAAGCGCCTTCGATGACCTGGTCGCCGCCATCGGCACGGCGCTGGAAACCGACCGGACGCTGGGCGGCCTCTGCGACTGGGTCGAAGCCGAGGCCCCGGCCTCGGTCGACCTGCCCGTCGAGGGCGGGGCGGCCTTGAAGGCAGCGGTGATCACCGTCGCCCTGCACTACACCACCACCGGCCCCTTGGCCTGACAACCCCATATAGGAGACCCCCATGGCACGCGCACACGGCGCGCGGGCGCAGATGGCGCTTGCGTTCGAGACGGTTTACGGAATCCCGCCCGCCAGCGGCTATCGGCTGATGCCCTTCGCCCGGACCACGCTCGGCGCGGAACAGCCGCTGCTGAATTCGGAGCTTCTCGGTTACGGCCGCGATCCCCTGGTACCCATCAAGGACGCTGTCACCGCCGATGGCGAGGTGGTGGTGCCGATCGACGTCGAGGCCTTCGGTTTTTGGCTCAAGGCCGCCTTCGGTGCCCCCACAACGACAGGCACCACGCCCAAGACCCATACCTTCCAATCGGGGAACTGGACCCTGCCCTCGATGGCCATCGAAGTGGCCATGCCCGAGGTGCCGCGGTTCGCGATGTATGCAGGCTGCGTGATGGACCAACTGTCCTGGCAGATGAACCGCTCCGGCCTGCTGACCGCCACCGCCCGGCTGATCGCGCAAGGTGAGGCCATCGCTGCCACCACGGCCGCGGGCACGCCGACCGCGCTGGGCCTGCAGCGCTTCGGCCATTTCAACGGGGTGGTCAAACGCAACGGCACGGCCTTGGGGAACGTCGTCTCGGCCGAGATCACCTATGCCAACGGCCTCGACCGGATCGAGACCATCCGCAATGACGGCAAGATCGAGGGTGCCGATCCCGGCATGGCGGCGCTGACCGGCCGGATCGAAGTCCGTTTCGCGGACTCTGCCCTCGTCACCCAAGCCATCGACGGTACGCCCTGCGAGCTTGAGTTCGCCTACAGCCTCGGGGCGAATGCCAGCTTCACCTTCACCGCCCATGCCGTCTACCTGCCCGTCCCGCGGATCGAGATCCCCGGGCCCCAAGGCATTCAGGCTACCTTCGACTGGCAGGCCGCCAAGGCCACCAGCCCCGCCCGCATGTGCACCGCCGTCCTCGTCAACACTGTCACGGGATACTGATCATGATCCGACTGAACCTGTCGAACCGGCCCGAATGGCTGGACCTGCTGCCCGGCCTGCGCGTTCTGGTGGCCCCTCTGACCACCGCCCTGATGGTCTCGGCCCGCGCCGACCCGGCCATCGACGGCCTGTCGGAAACCTCCAGCCAGGAGGACATGGCCCTCGCGATGGCCAAGGCAGTCGCGCGCCGCGCGGTGCTGGAATGGGAGGGGGTCGGTGACGAGGCAGGCAACCTCGTGCCGGTCAGCCCGGCCGGGATCGATGCCCTCCTCGAAATCTGGCCCGTCTTCGAAGCCTTCCAGGCACAATACGTCGCCCGCGGCCTGATGCTGGACGCGGAAAAAAACGCCTCCGCGCCCTTGCCGACTGGTCCTTCGGCGGGGGCGACGGCTACTGCGCGGCCTGCACGGGCCCCTGCCCCGACTGCCCCGCAAGACTGAACCGGCCGCAGACAGTCGAAGGCTGGCAGGTCTGGGACCTCACCCAGCGTCTTGGCGGCCAACTGCGCATCGCGCCGGGGGCGGTGATCGGATGGGACATGGGGGCCGCCCTCGCGCTGGCGCAGGCGCTGGGCATTGCGCCGTTGATCGCCGCCGAACTGCTGCCCGAGATCGAGGAAGTGATGGTGCGCAAACTGAACGAGCAGATGGAAGGACGCCGGAATGGGTGAGAAGAAGGTCTCCGTCCGCCTCGTGGCGGAGGGCGGACGTCGCGTGCGCGCTGAACTGGAGGGGGTAGGTGATGCCGGGGCCCGTGGCTTCGGCCGCCTGTCCTCGGAGATGGAACTGGCCAACACGCGCCTCGCCAGTTTCGCGCACCGGGCCGGGATCGCGCTGGCGGCGGTCTCGGCGGCTGCGGCGGCGGCCGGGGTGACGATGGTGCGCTCGGGCCTCGCGAACATCGACGCGCAGGCGAAGCTCGCGCAGTCGATGCGCACCACTGTCGAGAGCATCCAGACCCTGACCTGGGCTGGAGAGCTTGCGGGCGTTTCGATGGGCGAGATCGAGCAGGCGACGAAGAAGCTGACGACACGCCTGTCGGAGGCCGCCAGCGGTTCGGGCGCGGCGGTCGGCGCGCTCCGGCGGCTGAACCTGACGGCGGCGGAACTGCAGGCGCTGCCGCTCGACCAGCGCATCGTCGCGATCCAGGACGCGCTGAACCGCCTCGTGCCCGAGGCGGAACGTGCCGCAGTTGCCTCCGACCTCTTCGGCGACCGCGCGGCGCTGGCCTTCCTGCGGATCGACAGCGCCACGCTGCGCGATGCTGCCCGCGATGTGCAGGACTTCGGGGTGGCGGTCAGCGCTGCGGATGCGGCGCAGATCGAGCGGACGGGCGACGCCATCGCGAGGCTCAGCCTGATCTGGACCGGCCTCGTGAACCGCCTGACCGTGGCCGTCGCCCCGGCGCTGGAAACCATCGCCACGAAGCTCGCCGACATGGCACGCGCGACCGGCCCCATCGGGCAGGCGATCACCGCGCTCTTCGACAACCTCGGGCGGATGGCCACCTATGCCGCAACCTTCGCCACCGTCATGGTCGGGCGCTGGGTGGCGGGAATGGCGGCCGCAGCCTTGTCGGTGCGCGGCCTCGCGACGGCGCTGGTCTTCCTCCGCGGTGCCCTGATCCGCACCGGCATCGGCGCGCTGATCGTCGGGGCGGGCGAGCTGGTCTATCAGTTCTCGCAACTCGTCACCCGGGTCGGCGGGGTGGGCGAGGCCTTCCGCCTGCTGGGCGATCTGGCCCGCGAGGTCTGGTCCCGCATCGGTCTTGCGCTTGACGCGGCCCTCGCCCGCATGGCGGCCGGATGGGAGGGGCTGAAGGCGGCCGGTCTCTCGGCTCTCGAGGGCACCATCGCGGGGGTGGTCAGCTTCGGTGATCGGACGGCGGCGATCTTCCAGGGGGCGTATGACGCGGCGGTCGCAATCTGGGGCAGCCTGCCCGGTGCCATCGGCAATTTCGCCTTCCAGGCCGCGAACGGTCTGATCTCCGGCGTCGAGGCGATGCTGAACGGCGTCGTCACCCGGATCAACAGCTTCATCGAGACGCTGAACGCCGCCCTCGCGCTGCTGCCCGAATGGGCGACCGGCGAAGGCGGGGTGCGGATCGGTATCCTCGACCCGGTGGAACTCGGCCGCATCGGCAACCCCTTCGAGGGTGCCGCGACCGCTGCCGGTGCTGCCGCGGCGAATGCCTTTTCGGCTGCGCTGTCCCGCACCTACCTCGACCCGCCCGATCTCGGTCTCGGCGCGATGGCCGATGACGCCCTCGCTCGGGCCGACGGGTACCGCGGAGCGGCAGGCATGCTCGCAGATGCGGCCGGTCGGCCACTCGCCAGCTGGCAGGCCCTGAAGGATGCCGTCACCGGCACGGGGACCGAGGCAGAGACCGCGCTGGCAGATGCCGCCGCCTCGGCCGATGCCTTGACCACGGGGCTGAACGACACCGCCACCGCCGCCGAGGGCGCAGGCGGTGCCGCGCGCGACGCCGGGGCGGCTGCCGCCGAAGGCGCGGACACGGCCCTCTCCGGCTGGCAAGCCGTCACCGCCGCACTCGCCGACTACGCCGCGAAGGCGCGCGACATCGGCGGGGACATTGGCAGCGCACTCGTGGGCGCCTTCCAGAGCGCCGAGAACGCCATCGGTGACTTCGTGAAGACCGGCAAACTCGACTTCCGCGACCTGGTCACGTCGATGATCGCCGATCTGGCGAAGCTCGCCGCCCGTCGTTTCATCCTTGGCCCCATCGCCAATGCCCTTTCCGGCGCGCTGGGCGGCGCGGGTGGGATTCTCGCCAACATCCTGCACTCGGGCGGGATGGTTGGCGCCCCTGGTCCCGGCCGGATGGTCCCGGCGCTGGCCTTCGCCAATGCCCCGCTCATGCATTCCGGAGGGACCGTGGCCCCAGTGGGGCCGCGTAAGCCCGGAGGAAGCGGCTGGGCCGGGCTGCGCCCGGACGAGGTGCCCGCGATCCTCCAGCGCGGCGAGCGGGTCCTCTCCCGGCGCGAGGCAGCAGGGTACGGCCAGGCGGGCGCCTCGACCGTCAATGTCACGATCAACGCCCGCGACGCCGAAAGCTTTCGCCAGTCGCGGACGCAGGTCGCGAGCGACATCGCCCGCGCTGTCTCGCTGGGTCAAAGGGGCATGTAATGGCCTTCCACGAGGTCCGGTTTCCGGACAACATCAGCCGCGGAGCGCGGGGCGGCCCCGAGCGGCGCACCCAGATCGTCGAACTGGCAAGCGGGGCCGAAGAACGCAACGCCAGCTGGGCCAACTCCCGCCGCCGCTACGAAGTCGCCTACGGCATCCGCCGCGCCGACGATCTGGCGGCGGTCGTGGCGTTCTTCGAGGCGAGGAACGGCCGCCTGCATGGCTTCCGCTTCAAGGACTGGGCAGACTTCAAGTCCTGCCTGCCATCGCAGACGCCGGGCCCGACCGATCAGCCCATCGGCACCGGCAACGGCTCGGCCACCCTGTTCCAGCTGACCAAGCGCTACACCTCGAGTGCGCAGTCCTGGACGCGAACCATCACCAAGCCCGTCGCCGGTTCCGTCACCATCGCCCTGAACGGCGCGCCGCAGCCCTCCGGCTGGTCCGTTGCCGCCACTACCGGCCTCGTCACCTTCGCCACGGCCCCGGCCGCTGGCGTGGCCATCACCGCAGGCTTCGAATTCGACGTCCCTGTCCGCTTCGACACTGACACCCTCGACGTCACCCTCGATCTCGAACGACTCGGGTCAATCACCTCGATCCCCCTCCTGGAAATCCGCACATGAAGTCCCTGAACCCCGCGCTGCAGGCGCACCTCGACGAGGGCACGACGACCCTCGCATGGTGCTGGCGGATCGCCCGCGCCGATGGGGTCAGTTTCGGCTTCACCGACCACGACCGGACACTCACCTTCGATGGCACCGAGTTCGAGCCGGAAAGCGGGCTGACAGCGTCCGAGGTGCGCTCGGGCTCCGACCTGTCCGTCGACGCGCAGGACGCGCAAGGCGTGCTGTCATCAGACCGGATCACCGAGACAGACATCCTCGATGGTCGCTGGGACAACGCGGCGGTCGAGGTCTGGCGGGTGAACTGGGCGAGCCCGTCACAACGCGTTCTCCTGCGCCGCGGGGCCATCGGCCAGATCCGGCGCGGGCGGCAGGCCTTCGTGGCGGAGGTCCGGTCGTTGGCCCATGTCCTTGGCCAGACGGTCGGGCGCACGTTCCAGGCCAGTTGCGATGCTGCGCTGGGCGATCCGCGCTGCGGGGTGAACCTCGAGGCCCCGGCATTCAAGGGCACCGGCGCGGTGGTCGATGTACTGCGCGACCGGGCCTTCACGGCCTCCGGACTCGCCAGCTTCGCGGCGGGCTGGTTCGCCTTCGGCCTCGTCGAATGGTCGACCGGTGCGAACGCCGGGCGGCGTGTCGAGGTGCTGTCGCATGACCTCGTCGACGGCGTCGCCATCCTGACCCTGCTGGAGGCGCCAGTACGACCAATCACGGCGGCGGATGCTTTCGTGGTCCGGGCGGGCTGCGACAAGCGGATCGCGACTTGCGGTGCGAAGTTCGCCAATGTCGCCAACTTCCGGGGCTTCCCGCACATCCCTGGTCAGGATGCGGTGCTGCGCTATGCCACCAGAGATGGCGGCCACGAGGGGGCGGTGCTGTGAAGACCGCGGATCCCGCGCGCGTCATCGCCGTTGCGCGGTCCTGGCTAGGCACGCCCTACCACGACCAGGCGAGCCTGCGCGGGGGCGGCTGCGATTGCCTCGGTCTCGCGCGAGGCGTCTGGCGCGAGGTCGTGGGCCCGGAACTATTCCCGATCCCGCCCTACAGCCGGGACTGGGGTGAGACCGGCCCGCGCGAAGTTCTGGCTGACGGGGCGCGGGCGGTGATGCCGGAAATCGCACCCGCCGATGCCCGACCCGGCGCGCTGGTCCTCTTCCGCATGATGCCGCGCGCCATCGCGAAGCATGTGGGCATCCTCACCGGACCTGACACCTTCCTCCATGCCTATGAACGCCTCGGCGTGATCGAGGAACCGCTGACGACCGCATGGCGACGCCGCATCGCCTTCGCCTTCCTGTTCCCCGCACGCTGAGATTTTCCCATGATGGTGTGGATGGCTCCTCCCCCCAACGGCATCGCAATGTGCCATGCTGGTAGTGTCATCGACCAACAAAGGAACGGGAGCCATCCACATGGAGATTACAACACTCGGGATTGATCTGGCCAAGTCGGTATTTCAGCTGCATGGCACCGATGCTGGCGGCAGGGTCGTCCTGCGCAAGCGGCTGCGGCGCAACCAGGTGCTGGAGTTCATGGCCAGTTTGCCGCGCTGCCTGGTAGGCATGGAAGCCTGCGGCACCTCGCATTACTGGGCGCGGGAAATCCTGGCGCTCGGGCATGATGTGCGGCTCATCCCTCCCGCCTATGTGAAGCCCTACGTGAAACGCCAGAAGAACGACATGGCCGATGCGGCGGCGATTTGCGAGGCGGTCACGCGGCCCAGCATGCATTTCGTGCCGGTGAAATCCGCCGAACAACAAGGCGTGCTGGTGCTTCATCGAACCCGCAAGCTGTTGTCGCGTCAACGCACGATGATGCTGAACGCGCTTCGCAGCCATCTGGCGGAATTCGGCATCATCGCCCCCAAGGGGCCATTCCACCTGGCCCAACTTGCCATTGCGCTGCGGAACGGAGAGCATGATCTGCCCGAGGTGGCGCGCGTTGCCCTTCTGGGCTTTGCCGATCAGCTGGCCGCGCTGAGCGAGGAGATCAAGTCGCTGGAAGCCCAGCTTCTGGCCTGGCACCGCCAGAGCGCGCTGAGCCAGCGGCTGCAGACCATTCCCGGTGTCGGGGTGCTGACCGCCACGGCCATGGCGGCGTCGATCCCCGATGCAACGCTGTTCCGCTCGGGTCGGCAGTTTGCAGCTTTCCTCGGGCTCGTGCCGAAACAGAACTCGTCGGGCGGCAAGGAGCGGCTGGGCCGCATCTCGAAGATGGGCGATCCCTACCTGCGAACGCTGCTGGTGAACGGGGCGACCTCCGTGATCCGGCGCATCACGAATGCCGCGGGGCCGACCGCGATCTGGATCCGCAGATTGCTGGAGAAAAAGCCGACCCGCCTTGTCACGGTGGCGATCGCCAACAAGACCGCCCGCATCGCCTGGGCCGTCATGGCGCGCGGCGAAGACTATCGCAGGCCCGCTATGGGCTGAGCCGGTTTGCGGCCTGAAGACGGGCCGCTTGATTTGCGAGGGCAATGAAGGTGATGATGATCCAGAGGACCCGCCGCAAGGACACCCCGCAGTCGTAGCCCGGGCGTTACAGCTCGATTCCATGATTGGGACCTTCGCGTCGCGGACTTCATCAGGGCCAGCGGTCATGCAGCACCGCGCCAACAGGCCGAACACATGACCGCAATCCGCAGCGATCACGGTCACCCGAAAATCACCCTTGCAAAAACGGAGCCATCCACACATGGCCACCCTTGTCCTCGGCGCCGTCGGTTCTGCCATCGGCGGGGCCTTTGGCGGCGCGATCCTCGGCTACTCCGGGGCCGCCATCGGTGGCTTCATCGGCTCGACCGTGGGGTCGGTCGTCGACAGCTGGATCGTCTCCTCGCTGGCCCCCGCGCAGAAGATCGAGGGCCAGCGTCTCGACAGTCTTCGGATCACGTCAGCGACGGAGGGAGCGATCATTCCGCGCCTCTTTGGTCGCATGCGGATCGGCGGCAACATCGTCTGGGCCACCGACTTCCGTGAACAGACCAGGACCACCACGCAGGGTGGCGGCAAGGGCGGTGGCGGACCCAAGGTCCGGACGACCGAGTATCTCTACTATGCCAGCTTCGCCGTGGCGCTGTGCGAAGGCCCGATCACCGGGATCGGGCGCATCTGGGCCGACGGCAAGCCGCTCGACATGACCGGCATCACATGGCGCTGGTATCCGGGGAACGAGGCGCAGGCGGCTGATCCGTTCATCTCCGCGAAGATGGGGGCGGCGAACACGCCGGCCTATCGCGGGACGGCCTATGTCGTCTTTGAGGAATTGCCGCTGGCAACCTACGGCAACCGCCTGCCGCAGCTGTCTTTTGAAGTCTTCCGGCCGCTCGCGGATCCCGACACCGCTGAAGGGCTGGTCAAGGCCGTCACCATGATCCCCGCCTCTGGCGAGTTCACCTATGCGACGGAGACGATCCGCAAGAGCGCGGGCGGCTTCGGCGGCTCGACCTCTGTCGAGAACCTGAACGCGCTGCCGGATGAGGCCGATATCGTCGTGGCCCTCGACCGGCTGCAAGCCATGGCCCCGGCCGTCGAGAGCGTCAGCCTGGTCGTCGCCTGGTTCGGCAATGACCTGCGCGCGGGGAACTGCACGATCAAGCCCGGCGTCGAGGTGGCGACGAAGGTCACGAGCCCCAAGACCTGGACGGTCAACGGGGTTGCTCGGGCCAATGCGCATCTCGTCAGCCGTGACGCCGAGGACCGCCCGGTCTACGGCGGCACGCCTGCCGACTTCGCGGTGGTGCAGGCCATCCGCGAGATGAAGGCGCGCGGCCTGCGGGTGACCTTCTATCCCTTTCTGCTGATGGACGTGCCGCCCGGCAACACGCTGCCGAACCCCTATTCGAACAACGCCGCTACTCCCGGCCAGCCCAGCTTCCCCTGGCGCGGGCGGATCACCTGTTCGCCTGCGCCGTGTTATACCGGGACAACGGAAAAGACCGCCGCAGCGGCGACGCAGGTCTCCAGCTTCTTCGGCGCGGCCACTCCGGCGCAGTTCTCGGTGTCGGGCGACAGCGTCAGCTGGACCGGCCCCTCGGGCGACTGGGGCCTGCGCCGGATGATCCTGCACTACGCCCATCTCTGCGCGGTGGCGGGCGGGGTCGATGCCTTCCTGATCGGGACCGAGATGCGCGGGCTGACCACGATCCGCTCCAGCGCCAGTTCCTATCCGGCCGTGACCGCGTTCAAGGCGCTGGCGGCGGATGTGAAGTCGATCCTCGGGCCGGGCACCAAGGTCGGTTACGCCTCGGACTGGTCGGAATATTTCGGCCACCAGCCCGGCGACGGCAGTGGCGACGTGTTCTTTCACCTCGACCCGCTCTGGTCGGACGCCAACTTCGACTTCATCGGCATCGACAATTACATGCCGCTGTCGGACTGGCGCGACGGTTTCGACCATGCCGATGCCCTCGAGGGCTGGCCCGGCATCCATGACCGGGCCTACCTGCAGGCCAACATCGCAGGCGGCGAGGGCTTCGATTGGTTCTATGCCAGCGCTGCCGACCGGTCGGCGCAACTGCGCACCCCGATCACCGATGGCAGCGCGGGTAAACCATGGGTCTTCCGCTACAAGGATCTGCGGGCTTGGTGGTCGAACCCGCATTTCAACCGGCCGGGCGGGGTCGAGAGCGGCACGCCCACCGCATGGGTGCCGCAGTCGAAGCCGGTCTGGTTCACGGAACTCGGCTGCCCCGCCATCGATAGGGGCACGAACCAGCCGAACGTCTTCTTCGACCCGAAGTCGTCCGAAAGCTTCACGCCCTGGTTCTCCCGCGGCTGGCGCGATGACGCGATCCAGCGTGCCTACCTCGAGGCCAGCTATCTCTGGTGGGGCGATGCCGCGAACAACCCGACGTCGTCCGTCTACGGCGGCCGGATGGTCCACGTCCCCGAATGCGCCGCCTGGACCTGGGATGCTCGGCCCTATCCGTTCTTTCCCGAACTGACCGGGGTCTGGACGGATGGTCCGAACTGGCGGCTCGGGCACTGGCTGACCGGACGGCTGGGTGCGGTATCGCTCGCCGCGCTGGTGCGTCACCTCTGCCTGCGCGCCGGGCTGGCGGAAAGCCTGATCGACGTCTCAGGCCTCTGGGGCGCGGTCGAGGGCTATGTGATCGGCGCGCTGGAAAGCCCCCGCGCGTCGATTTCCACGCTGGCACGGCATTTCGGGTTCGATGCCATAGAGACCGAGGGCATGATCCGCTTCGTCATGCGCGGGCGGGCATCGAGCCTCACACTTACGGTGGATGATCTGGTCTCCAGCCGGGAAGGCGAGGCGTTCGAGCTGACCCGGGCGCAGGAGACCGAGCTGCCGCAGGCGCTGAAGTGGCAGGTCGCGCGGGCGGATGAGGATTACGACGCGGCCCTCGTCGAAGCCCGCCGCATCACCGTCGACGCGACGCGCATCGCCTCGGAAAGCTTCCCGATGGCGATCCCACCCGAGGAAGCCGAACGCCGGTGCCGCCGCGCGCTGATGGAGGCGTGGATCGGACGCGAGAGCGCGACCTTCCGTCTGCCGCCCTCGCGCCTTGCCCTCGATCCAGCCGACGTGATCCGGCTGGCGCATGACAGCCGCGAGGTAGAATTCCGTCTCGTCTCGGTGGCCGATGCAGAAGCGCGCGGGATCGAGGCGGTGCGTCAGGACCGCGCCGCCTACGACCTGCCGCCTGGCGATCCTCGACCGGCCTCGCTCGCGAGCCCCGTCGTCTTCGGCACCCCCGAGGTGGTGATGCTGGACCTGCCGCAGATCAGCGAGGACCAGCCCGCCCATCGCCCCCTGATCGCCGCCCATGCCAGCCCCTGGCCGGGCGAGATCGCCGTCTTCCGCAGCGCGTCCACGGATGGGTTCAGCCTTCTGACCACCTTCGGCAGTCGGGCGCGGATCGGCACGCTGACGTTCGACTTCTTTCCGGGGCCGACCTCGCGCTTCGATCTGGGTAACGCGCTGGTGGTCGATCTGCTGTCCGGAACGATGGAAAGCGTGACGGACGTCGCGCTGTTCAGCGGGGCCAATGCACTGGCTGTCGAGTCCGGGGCCGGGGTCTGGGAGATCGTCCAGGCGGGCGCGGCCGAACTGATCGGACCCGGCCGATACCGGCTGACCCGCCTCCTGCGCGGCCAGCGCGGAACGGAACATGCCATGGGCAATCCGGCCCCTGCTGGTGCGCGGGTCGTTGTACTGGATACGACGTTGGCCTCACTGCCAATCGCCGAGGCCGACCTCGGCCTGCCGTGGAACTGGCGGGTCGGCCCGGCCGCGCGGGCGGTCAGTGACGCAAGCTATGCCGCGCTGGGCTTCGTCCCGACCGGGCGGGGCCTTGTCCCCTTCGCGCCGGTCCATGTCGAACAGCCATGGCGAACGGCACGCAGTCCCGGCGATCTCGCCATCCGCTGGACGCGGCGTTCCCGCGCGCTGGTCGCGGATGCCTGGGAGCAGGTCGAGGTGCCGCTGGCAGAAGATGTCGAGGCCTACGAGGTGCGGATCCTCGACGGCGCTGCGATCAAGCGCACACTGACCAGCAGCACGACCTCCGTTCTCTACACCGCCGCACAGCAGACCGCTGATTGGGGCGCTCTGCTCGGACCCGCCCAGACGCTGGCCATCCGCATCTACCAGCTTTCGAACCGCCTCGGCCGCGGCACGCCCGCTTCCGTGACCCTCCAGTTCTGACGGGATTTCCGATGTCCGACACCACGACCCACCTGGGCCTGCCTTACCTCCTGGCTGCCCAAGCCCAGAAGCATGTCACGCACAACGAGGCGCTGCGCCTGCTCGATGCCATGGTGCAGCTCTCGGTCCTGGACCGCACGCGCACCGCGCCCCCGGCCAGCCCCACCGACGGCAACCGCCTTCTTGTGGCCACCGGCGCGAGCGGACTCTGGGCCGGGTGGGATCTGAACATCGCCTTCTGGGTCGACGGCGCGTGGATCCGGCTGGTTCCCCGGACCGGCTGGCTGGTGTGGGTCGCGGCGGAGGGCATCTTCCTCGTCTGGACCGGTTCGGCCTGGGAGGTCGTGGGCGAGCCGCGCGACGTCTCGGACGCCGTGTTCAGCCTGGTGAACGATGCAGACCCGACGAAGAAGGCCACTTTCTCGCTGGCAGGCATCAGCGCCGGGACCACGCGCAGCTTCACCCTGCCCAATACCTCCTCCGAACTGGCAATCCTCGCAGGCACCCAGACCTTCACCGGCAACAAGACCTTCTCCGGCACGCTAACCGCCTCGGGAACGGTGACGACGTCCGGGGCCACAGCGACCATCGGGACGGCAACCGGGACCGCCACCTATGGCATGGGGACCGGGGCCACGACGACGGGCGTGACCAAGACGGTGAACATCGGCACCGGCGGCGCGTCCGGATCGACCACCGTCGTGAACATCGGCTCGGCCACCGCCGGGGCGGGCGGCACGACCGTCATCAATACGCCCACCGTCACCTTCGCCAATGCCGTCACACAGGTCGGCATGCCGCAGGCGAACCTGACGGCGCAACTCCTGGGCCTCGGCGGGGCCACGGCCGACAGCTACAACCGTCTGTCGGTGAACACACCGGCAGTTCTGCTGAACAACGCCGGGGCCGGGATCGAAGCCACAGTAAACAAGGCCGCTGCCGGGAACGACGCGGCCTTCGCCTTCAAGACCGGCTTCTCGGCCCGCGCCCTTATCGGGTTGCTCGGGAATGACGATTTCAGCTTCAAGGTCAGCCCGGATGGCTCGGCCTTTTTCGACGCGATCAGGATCGACCGCACCAGCGGTCAGGTAGAACTGCCGCAGCCCACGGTCTTGCCAGGTCTGGCCGCAGCGCCATCGCCGCCGCCCGCAGGCAAGGCCGCCCTCTATGCGCGCAACCGCGCAGGCGCACCGTGGATCGACGTCATGCGCCCCTCTGGACGGGATTTCCCGCTCCAACCCCATTTCGGGGTGAACCGCATCGCCAACTGGTCTCCCTCCGTCAGCACCACGATCACGACCGAGGGCCTGCCGATCACTTCGGTCGGGACCGTGTCGCACCCCACCCTGGCCGCGACGAACCTTGCCGCCTCGATGCGCCGCTGGCGCCTGACCTCGGCGGCCGTCGTGGACTCGGTCGCCGACCAGCGATCCGCAGGCTGGGCCTGTTGGCGCGGCAACGCGGCGAGCCTCGGCGGCTGGACCTTCGTCACGCGGATTTCGCTGACAACGCTGCAGGCGACCGGGATGGGGTTCTTCGGCCTCTATGGCTCGACCGCCGCGCTGGCCACCACCCTGACGCTGGCCGCAGCCATCAACTGCATCGGCATCGGTTTCCAGCGCGGGACGCACACCCGCTGGCAACTGGTCGCGAACGACGGGACCGGCGCACCGACCCTGACCGACATGGGGGCGAGCTTTGCCATCGCGACGGGCGGCGTGCTGACCCTGTTCATCGCCGCCCCACCGAACGGCAGTTCCGTCTGGGTGCGCGTCGTTGACGAGGTGTCTGCCGCGGTCTTCGAGCAGGAGATCACCGCAGACCTGCCCGCCGCGACGCAATTCCTGTCGCCGCGGCTGTTCCTGAACACCGGCGCGACCGCCGCCGCCGTCGCCTACGACTGCGCCGGTGTCTACCTCGAAACTGATTTCTGACCAACCGCAGCCTGCGGCAATGAAAGGACCGTCATGAACGACCAGACCACTCTTGCCGGGGAGGTCGCGCGGGCCTTTCGGGACCACGGGATCACCGCCGCGCTGACCGCCCTGATCGGCGGCACCATGACCCTGATCGCGGCGATCACGAGGAAGGCCTTCACCAACGAGGCCCTGCTGGATCGCCTCGACCGGGAACTGATCGCCGACCGGGACCGGATCGACCGTCAGCGCAGCGAGGATCGCAAGGCCGATGGCGACCGCCTCGACCGGATCGAGACGGACATCCGCTCGATGCGCGACATGCTCTTCGACGCCTTCCAGCGCGGCCGATCCGACTGAATTTCCTGACCCTTGGCAACCGACACCCTACCCGCCCCAGAGGCGGGTTTTTTCATCTGGAGGATCCACCATGCCGACCCTGTCCTACCCCCACTGGCGCGATGTGCCCGCCAACACATGGCGCTGGCCGAACTTCTCGGCCGCCGAGATCGCTTGCCGCGGCACCGGCGCGATAAAGATCAACACGGAAGCCATGGACAAGCTGCAAGCCCTGCGCGACCGGCTGGGCAAGCCGCTGATCATCCGCTCAGCCTACCGCAGCCCGGAACACAACCGTGCCGTGGGCGGGGCCCCTGCCTCGAAACACATGCAGGCCACCGCTTTCGACATAGCCATGGCGAACCACGATCCAGCGGCCTTCGAGGCGGCGGCGCGGGCAGTCGGGTTCCTCGGCTTCGGCTATTACACCCGGTCGGGCTTCATGCACATCGACCTCGGGCCTGCCCGATCCTGGGGCGATCCCTTCCCGGCGCGGGCCGTACCCTTCGCGCCGGAACTGCCGCCCGCGCGCGAAGTCCTGTCGGAAAGCCGCACCCTGCGCGGTGGCGGCGCGGCTGGGGCAGCCACCGTGGGCGCGGCCGGGGTGGAAGTGCTGCGGGACGTTCTTGCGGAAACCCAGTCCACGATCCAGCCGCTGGTGCCATACCTCGACAGCCTGCGCTGGGTTCTGATCGCCATCGCGCTGATCGGCATCGCGGTCACCATCCACGCCCGGCTCGATGACTGGGAACGGGGCCAGCGGTGATCAGCTGGCTTCTGACCCATGGCCCGGCGCGAAAAGCGCTGGGCCTCATCCTCACCGCAGCAGCGATCCTGCTGTTCCTGATGAACCTGCGCTGTGCCGGTGAACGCGCTGGGCGCGCGGCCGAACGGCTTGATGCCAGTGAGAGAAATGATGCCATCCACCGCCAGATGCTCGACGCCGCCGCCCGCCGCCCTCATGATCGCCATGCTCTGGCTGAGCGGCTGCGCGATGGACGCTTCTGAGACCCGCGCACCTTGCCCGTCTGTGGTGGAGTACTCCAGCGCCGAGCAGGCCCGCGCGGCCGACGAGGTCGAGGCGTTACCGGAAGGGGCCGTCGTCGTCCGGATGCTCAGCGACTACGCCGTGTTGCGCGATCAAGCGCGGGCGTGCAGTTGAAATCCGGGCCGGACAAGGCCCCCCACGCGACAAGCGCCAGACGCCTCGACCGCAGCGCATTGCCCGGCCCGGACGATAAATTCACGGTGTCAACGAGCGGCAGGGGGGCGCTGCTGGTCGATGATGGCAGATGCGGTCATTCCAGTCCGGTGCCGCGATGGGCACAATTGTGCACCTGCGAGGGTGTGCCATTCGCCGTTACGGCAGTGCGGGGGACATTTCTCCGATGGCAGTCAGGATCCGGCCACGAATGCGGTCCATCAGGTCGGTACCGGTGGAGATGTCAAAGCTCGCCGTTTCCAGCAGCGTTTCCTGACCCGTCACCCGGAACCGCGCACGGATCCCTTCCTCGTCGCCGAGGCCAGCGTGGTGGGGATAAAGCAGCGTCAGCCGCGGGGCCTTGTAGAGGTGGGCATAGGCCATCATCTGATAGACATCCGCCTGGGAGACCCCTTGCTTCGGATCGTCGATCCGGTCGGAAATCCGTTTCCACTTGGTGTCGATCACATGGGCGACCTGACCAGCGCGCCAGATCAGGATGTCGGGCTTGGTCTGGAACACCGCCCGATCATCCTCAATCGACGTCAGACAGAACAGGCGGCCACCCTGCAGCGTCACTCGGAATTCGGACCCTGCAAGTGCTCGCGTCACCAGACGGCCGATGTACTCCTCGAACAGGGCGTTCATCTCGAACAGCAGTGCCGATCCCTGCCCCGATCCGGCGCTGGTGGTCTGGTATCGGTTGCGCAGGAACAGCTGAGCCATTCCAAAGAGTTCCTGCCACGCGCTGTTCGTGCGGTCGATGACGACGTCGTCCCACCGCAGGGCGGGCACCTGCACCTCCGCCACATCGGCATAGACGAAGGCCAGCTCCCGCAACCGCTGCACGTTCGCCGCGTTGCGCGACATGCCCGCCAGATGCGAGATGGTCGCCTTCATGATGCGGTTAAGGGCGATATCCTCGGACAGCTCGTCATAGCGGCACGCGAGGCGGCCCGGGTTTGCGAGATGGCGGGTGAACTGGCGCGGGATATCCAGCGATCCGCGCAAGGTTGGCAGATCGTCGTCGTGGAGGGTATAGCGCCGCGGCATGCCCCGGCGAACCGCCTCGGTCAGCTTGTCGCAAAAAATGCGGATCAGGATTTCCAGCAGCGTTTCGCGCTGCCAGTCGAGATCGGTCATGCGCCCGGTCTGGATTTTCAGGTCCAGGGCCACCGCGAGCATGTGGACAAGACGCTTGCGGATCTCGCGCGTCTCTTGCGCTGAGCCCTCTTTTTCACCTACGTCGATCTTCGGCAGGATTTCCAGCGTGCAGCCCGGCACCGCCAACACGCCAACCACGCCACGCGCTCGCAGGTCATGGCGCCGATCCTCCAGCACGCCACCGCCGCCACGCCCGGCGAAAGGGGAAGCCTTGGCAAGTGCCACAAGGCGCTGGGCAAGATGCGGCGGAATGCATCCTTCCCCATCGCCGTGCGGCACAGCCTCCCATTCGCGGACAGAGTAGGCGGGCATCAGGCCACGAACTCGGAAAAGTCGAACTGGTCCTTCACCCGCCAGCGCAGTTTTTCGTCGAGGACATGTTCGGCAGCAAGCCCAGGGGGCGCGTTCAGGCGGCGTGCCTCCAGAAACCGGGACGGGCCTTGCGGGCCATCGCCCAAAACGGCGGCGACCTTGGACCAATCCTCGTAGAAATACTCGGACAGGAGCGGAATGACCTTGTGCCGCATGACATCCTCGACGGCCTCGGGCGATGCGCAGCCGGTGAAATAGGCGTGCCCGATCTGGTGTTCGCGGTCGAAGAGATACTCGATGCGGTCGTTGATCGTCGCCAGCAGCTTTTGCAGATTGATCCCACCAATATTTGGAGGCAGGAGATCGGGGTTCGGCATCAGTTCCTTGAAGGTGAAGCGGCGGCGCAGGGCGGTGTCCAGAAGCGCAATCGAGCGGTCGGCCGTGTTCATGGTGCCGATGATGTGAAGGTTGGGCGGCACCCCGAAGCGCTTTTTCGAATAGGGCAAGGTCAGCTGGATTTCGTCGCGCCGCCCGAGGCGCTTGTCCGGCTCAAGGAGCGTGATCAGTTCACCGAAGACTTTCGAGATGTTGGCGCGGTTGATTTCGTCGATGATCAGGACGAAGGGCCGCGCCACGTCAAGTTGCGGTACAGCCTTCGGGCCGAAAATCACCACGTCCAGCGCTTCCCAGTCCAGTTGATCTTCAAGCAATGGATAGGCGGTATGGAACGAGGTGAAGTCCTTGCCGTAGATCCCGGCCCGGTTCACGCCTTCGATGCTGTGCCAAAGCCAATCCACCTTGCGCAGATGTCGCGTCGGCTGGTCAGAAGCGCGTGGCATGAACTCGTAGTCGCCCTTTAATTTTCCGACGGCGACGATCTTGCCCTTTCCAACGGTGAGCGCCACGTAATCACCTACTTCTGCCCCACGAAACAACCAGGTCCCGTAGACAGTCGGATGGGCGCCGAATATCGCGGGCTCCTCTTCCTGGCGCTTCGCCTTGATCGCGTCCCAACTGTCGAACTCTGGCGGCGACCAGTCTACGTCGCCGCCATGCGGCCATTCGACGGCTTCTTCGCGAATGGCGCGTTCGAATTTTTCGCGCCAATTTGCTCCGGTAAGCCCAAGTCGTATGATCCGGTGCGACCGATCAAGCCGGTTGGCGTCAGATGTCTCTCCGGAGTCGCGTTCCGCCCGAGCACAGATGGTCCTGAATATCCCGGGCTCGTCTTTCAAACGAAAACCATTTGCGTGGGCTATGTCGTCTGGCGGAGCGTCCGGCTGCCGAGAGCCGGTCTCCGGCCTCAATCCCTCGACAAATTCCTCATACGACATCGACTGGTGGAAGGTCACGAACTCGATCCGGCCCTCGGACATCAAGCGCCGGTATTCCGCCATCAACCGATCACGTTTGCTATCGCCGGAGAGATCAGCGGCGACGTCCTCGCCCAGACAGAGGCGAACCGCCTCCCACGCCGTCTGGTAAGTCTTGCCGGTGCCGGGAGGTCCGTAGAGGATCAGGTTGGTCGTCTTGACCGCCGTCGAGGCAAGCTGGTCCTGCGAGCCGGTTTCTGAGTCTGCCATCGCGTTACCCTCTTTGTTCCCGGTATCGAGGGTGAATGTGAAAGTCGTCGTGCTGGACGGATTGGGCGTGGTCGACTGAAGCGTTGAGTAGCCCGCCATGTCTTTGAACTTCTTGCCACCCAAGGCGCTGCAAATTGTCGGAAAGGCATCTTGCTCGGAAATGTCGCGAGCTACGTCCCGCGCACGGATGGCCACTGAAGACATGTCAGCTTCGCGGGCCGGTGCGATGTAGTAATTGAGTGCGACCAAACGCACGCGGTCTGCCCCGCGCATCAGGTGGGTGTATTGTTCCGGCAGCGGCAAAGGCTCGTCGTCTTGATCGACAATAATGTAGCCTGCCGCGTGGAGACGTGCGGCCGCATCATGTGGCTGACTCCATCCGCCAGTGAGTGCATTTGACGCTTTGGCCAGCAGGTATCCGACAATCGGCTTTGTCGGAAAGCGCCTGTCCTGGCGTGGGCGGGTCGACCGCACCCAATACTCGGATGGCGTGCCGAAGCTTGAGATCGCATCGGCATGGGCACCAGACGTGCGGAACTGGTCGTAGGCGTCCATCGCACCCTCGATCCGGTCGCGAGAGAAGGCGTCATCTCCGCCATTGGCACCCTTGCGAAGGATCTCATACCCAAGAGCCTCGAGTTTGGCGAAGGATTGCGCCTCTCCGAAGCCGTTGAAAAACTCCTTCGCTGCGAGGGCGCGGCCATCGGGAAGATGCCCCAAGGCTGCTGCGACCGTCGCTTTCGCCGGATAGGACTGCTCTTTGGCATCATCGCTGACCCAGACCTGTGGGCTGGCAAAGCCACCGCGGGCGAGGAAGGCCTTCAGGCCCAACCGATCGCACTCCTGCATCGCCGCGTCGATTTCCTTGCGGGTGAGGCGGTCGACCAATGCCTTGTGTTCTGACTTGTCGGGCACATTGCATTGTTCGGTCAGGAAGGAATGGTACAGTTTCAGGGCTTGTTGGAGGCTGGCAAGACCCGTGCGCAAGACACCGTCGATGGGAACAGGCGAGGGATTGGGGCGTTCCGCGCGTTCATCCTCGGCCGTATAGGCAAACCGGTTGAGGATGCTGTCCCGATCCTCCTGCGCGAACAACTCATCCAGATCGCCCAGATACTGCTCCACGCGCTTGGCACTGCTCACGCGCGACGAAGCGGTCGCATCCGTTTGCCCCTGCGCAACCAACCACTTCCGGAACTCGTCCTGCTTCATCGTATGCCCGTCCATCTGCCTGAGAGGTGCTGATCCGAGGTCAGGAAGCCGAGGGCAAAATCCTTCGTCGTCAATTCACCGTCCAGAGAACCACGGGTGGATGATGGCGGGAACCGGAATCGCGCGCAACTGCGAGTTGCCCGCCGTTGCCTGCCAATGCGGGCTTATGCGCGCCGCTGCGGTTTTTCTGGTGCGGTGTTGATGTGGCGTTGATGTCGACTGCAAACGACGAAAGCCGAGCGTTATGCTCGGCTTTGAAGTCTTTGATAGGACTGGTATTTTTGGTTGCGGGGGCAGGATTTGAACCTGCGGCCTTCAGGTTATGAGCC